CGGCGAACCAGACCCTGTACCGTCCTCGAGACCCATCTTATAGGCCCCGCTTCCGTTACCACCACCCCCTGCACCACCTGGTCCGGGGATTCCACCGGGGTTAGGCCCCGGACCAGGACCATAAAAACCGGAACCACCACCGCCGCCGCCGGCATATCGACTATTGGTTATAGGCCAGAGATAGCCTATGCCACCAGCGCCACCACCGCCAATTGGCCCTCCACCACCAACGCCACCGCCCCCGCCCCCACCGCCGCCACTGGTCGTGGGATAACCCTGTGTGCGTGCGCCCCATGACGGACTGGGCGCAGGAGTTGGCACTGGCACAGCCACTGCTCTTATGTCCGATGCTCCGCCTGCAAATCCTTGTCCAGGTGTTCCTGTGCCGCCTGGTATAGGTCCGGGTACAGGGGCCACCGGAGGAGTTTGATTAAACCCACCACCGCGCCCACCACCCCCGGAACCGCCGGGTAAACCCGGCTGTAAAGTTCTATTTTCATAGTTGTTTGTCTTCTCACCACCACCGCCACCGCCCCCACCAATGGCATCAATTGAACCAAACGCAACCAAAGGCGTGACTATTCTAGAATTAGAACCCGGTGCTCCGTTTCCGGGGTATGACGGCGTGGACTGGGTGCCACCACCGCCCACTTCAAAACCAATGGTACCTTCATTAACGCTTAATTGACCAGCAACAACGCCGCCACCTCCTCCACCGCCCCCACCACGTTCTCCACCAGCGCCGCCACCGGCCACCACAATATAGTCAAAAGTCACTGTGCTTTTGGTAACAATTTTTGCGCCTCGGATATCCCATCCCGTGATTATCATACCTAGTTTTTCCTCATGGTTAGAAAGTTATGGTGCCGCCACCGGTGAAGGTATATGTGTTGTAGGTTCCATCTGTGGAAAAAGTCACGGACCCAGTGGTTGAGGCAGCGGTGCCAAATGTTGATAAAAATCTCATGATAACTATACCAGATCCGCCGGCATATCCACTTTCTCCATTTGGGCTATTGCCGCCGCAACCACCACTGCCACTGTTGGCAGATGCGGCTGTGCCTTTGGTGGGTCCGCCCAGGCCGCCATCGGCATTTGATGCAGGACCATTGTCGCCACCTCCACCTCCACCACCAGCATAATATGTTCCCAATCCAAGCCAATTTTTACCATCGCCGCCGACCCCGCCATTGGTGGGACCTCCCGATGATCCCGCGGTTGCTGCTCCGCCACCACCGCCTCCGCCCCCGGTAAAAGCACCACCTGTGCCACCGTTGTTGCCCTGACCAGAAATGCCGGTACCGCCGGAAAGTCCACGACCTCCTCCGCCACCGCCTGAGCCTCCGGCAAGTCCTGCAGCCAATGCAATACCACCACGACCACCGCCCGTGGCTGTTCGTGTTACCTGAGGTCCTGTTAGACTGGAATTAGAACCATTGACATTTGTTGCACCGCCGGCGCCAATAACAACTGTATATGTTTCGCCTGGCGTGAAATTGATTGAGCCCGACAAAAAACCGCCAGCTCCCCCGGCACCACCACCACCGCCGGGTACTCCGTTATCTCCTTGTGCCCCGCCACCGCCACCTGCTACCAACAGATATTGGACTGCCAGCGAAATATCGAGATCGCATATGAATGTAGAACCACCAAAAACTTTAGTACCAATTATTTGCATTTTATGTTAGTTTCAATAGTCCAGATATTTAGTAGTGCCTAAAATCCTACTGTGTTGGAAAAGCCTGGGTAGGCGGGGTAAAGTCGGCTGTGTAACGGGCCAGGTTTTGCGTGATGCGTAGGTCCTGGATATAAGCATTCAACGAACCAGTTCCTAACGGAAACCCACTGGTTCCAACAACCGGTCTATTTGCTCCTGACAGATAATTCTGTGTATCTGCAAATGCAGATCCTTCATTGATTCCATTGATATACAGTTTTGTTGATCCGCTACTGCGAACAACAGCAATATGATGCCAGGAGTTTGTGGCTAGTGCCGTAGTACCAAGAATTCTGTTTGCTGAATTAGAGTAATAGATGATTTTATTCGTGGCATCAGTGATTATGGTGGCATATGCCCCGTTTGATTCCGGTCTATAGTCAAGGATAGTTACACCAGCAGTTGTATTAAATCGAATCCAAAATTCTATGGTAAAATCACCGGTACCAAATGCCAACAGTGGATTTGCAGTTGTTGACGAAACTATAAAATAATCACCTGAACCATCAAACGATATAGATGATCCACCGAATTTGCTTTGTACAGTTGATATCTGCACATTACCAATGGTCTCAATAACATTATCGGCAGCAGCGTCCCTTATACCAGCGTTGGTTGAATTTAATAAAAGACTGGTATTGGCAATGGCAGTCAATGGTGAAGTGGGTAGTGTAAAATTTGTTGTATACACTGCTGTTCCTTTGACCACTCTCAAATCAGAAAAATACACTGGAGTATTGTTTATTGATTGGTTATTGCCTTGCGTGCCCACAGTGACATTAGATGGGTTATCTGGTATTGTTCCAGCCAATACAGAGTTAGCACTGTTCCTGCCGTTGACCCAAATATTCCAAAGTGTGCCATTTCTTGTAACAGCCACATGATTCCAACAATTTGCATTTATGAGAGTGTTACCCTGCGAATTAACTCCCCACGAAGATCCATTAACTGTCCCAAGCACACGCACGCTTCTATCACTCTGGATATTGAAGACAATGCTTCCGTAAGCGGTAGTAGTGTTGGCTCTTTTAGAATAAATTGCAACAGTATTGACAGCAGTTGGGTAAAGCCAAGTTTCTACCGTGAAATTACTGTTACCAAATTGAAAAGCCGGGTCACTTGCTATACTAAGATAGTCAGTGCCGGTAGAGACGGGGCCTCTCAAATATAGACTACCACCGTTGGTACCTGTTAAGTAAGGAGCACCGGGCTGAAATGGTGAGAACGGTGTTACCCTTGTCTGCCCATTGACTGTCAAGGCAAAATCATTGGATGAATTGTCTATAAACCTATTGCTCTGGCAGGTCAACAGTGATGTATTGGCAATAGCAGTAAGATTACTTGACGGCGGCGTAAAGTTGGAGGTATACAGAGCAGTGCCGTTTAGGATTCGCAAATTGCTTATATATCCGTTAAATGGATTACTTCCTGCGGTTCCCGAATCGCCAACTCGCATTGCTACATCGTTAAATCCCAAGGTACTAGAATTGGTCAACGTAGTATCAGTCTGTGTTCCATCTACATAACATTTGATAGAACTTCCGCTTCTGACCAAAGCCATGTGTGCCCATCTATTGATAGACAAAGTACCGAGTCCTAGGTTTGTGCCACTGCCCGAATTCAGTGACACTTGTATATTACTATTAAAAACTCTGAAATCAAATATTGTTACAGATGCAGAGTAGACACTGCCAAATATTGTGTATGGTCCGCCCGAAATAGCCGGTAAGTTTACCCATGCCTCGATGGTAAAATCACCAGTGAATAAAAATGCTGAGTTTGCAGATAAAGCAAGATAATCACCAGAGCCATCGAAGTAGTTGCTCCACCCACTAAGACTAAAAGGTGAAAATGTACCTTGCGTGGTATTGCCGTTCCTTGTGATGGCAAAGTTATTGGTGCTGGCGTCCAGGAATGTGTTGTTCTGAGCGCCGTTGGCGCCGTTACCGGGCAACAACAAAGTCACAAGATTGAAATAAGGGTCGGTTCTGACAAAGGCACGGTATTTGCCACCGCGCACACGAGTACTTGTAATGATCATTTAAAACCTTTTTTGGCTAGATAGCATATTTAGCGGGTTTTTGGCTAGGCATTATTTGTAATAACCTAACAGTTGTGTTACAATAGCACTATGAAATCTCGTGAAAATTACTGGTACTGGATGTTGCAGAACATCAAATTTGCCAGATACGACCGCCAATTCATCACCGAAGTCTACAACCGCAGGATAGCCAAAAATCGCGCGGTCACGCCCAAGCAGGCCGAACTGTGGGAAAAACTGGTGTACCGATATCGCCAGCAGATTGAGCAGGCCAACCTGGATCCCGATATCATGTTGGCTGCGGCCTGGGCAGTCATTCCCTTGCCTCCCACAGCTGATCATGAAAGAGCACAGTTGACCCTACAAGACGATCATCTAATCATGCGCAGTCCCTACAATCGCGCTCAAGTGGATGCCTGGGCAGACTATCGCAGAGCGCGAGATCTGGTGGACGATGCTGTGTGGGATCCGGATGCCAAAGAGTGGATCATACCTGTTTCTGCCAAAAATCTCAGATCCACGCTGGAGTTTTGTCGCAGCAGGACTCCGGCCTATGACATTGACGCTCGGGTCAACGACTTGTTGGATCCTGTGCTGAGTGCGTCAGAGGCTGATCAGTGGACAGTTCAGGCCAGACTGGTCAATGGCAGTATCATGATCAACTGTGCCAACCAACATCTCATGGCAGCCATACCTCAACATCTGCCCTTGACCTTGACCACGCTCAATACCTTGGTGCGTGCCGGCGTGGAGATCCATGAAGATTTACGCAGTTATTTCTGCGGCGATGCCGAGTCTGTGGTGCCCGCCATGTTGAATTCACAGCAGGCCACGGCTCTGACCTGGTCCGAACAAAATCATCAGGCCATATTGGATTACATCCATCTGCATGAACAACACAGTGTGGCCGTTGAACTGATCAACGAACAAGATGCCTATCACGATCTTTGCCAAGCAATACAACAACGATGGCCCAACAGAGTCAGCACATACTACCGTGCTAGATCTAGGAACCCCGAATGGGAATTCATGGACGATTATCAATACAACTATCAGGCCATTGATTTTGACTCAGTGGACATCGTTATAAATAAAAGTCGCGGTCTTGTGGTCTGGGACGTTGGTTCGCTGCCGGCACAGATCGCTAGAAAAATCATCTATTACATCGATCCTCAATATCATCGCGAGGACTATCTCGACGGGAATACCTCATGGTAGGCACAGCCACCTTAATCATCAAAGACGAAGTCAATGTCAAAATCGAAGGCCTGGAACTGGAAACTCGACGCAGGCTCATGCGCCTGTTTGAGTATGAAGTGCCGTATGCCAGGTATTTGCCAGCGGTGAGGATGGGACGCTGGAACGGCAAGGTGTCGTTCTTCCAGTTGGGCGGCAGCACATATGTGAACCTATTGCCTCAAATATTGCCTGTGCTGGATGAAGAAGGCTATGATGTGGAACTGGAAGATCTGCGTGAATACAGCCGCGACTTTGAGTTTCCAGAAATCACAGAATCTACTTTTGCTGATCGACAATGGCCCGCCGGGCATCCTGCCCAAGGCGAGTCCATAGTGTTGAGAGACTATCAGGTCTCCATCATACGCAATTTTATCACCAATCCGCAGTGCCTGCAGGAGATCGCCACTGGCGCTGGAAAAACTATCATGACCGCGGCCTTGAGCCAACTGTGCGAATCACATGGTCGCACCATAGTCATAGTGCCCAACAAAAGTCTAGTGACACAAACAGAAAAAGACTATGTGAATCTGGGATTGGATGTAGGTGTGTACTTTGGAGATCGCAAGGAATATAACAAGACGCATACAATCTGTACCTGGCAAAGCCTAAACAATCTGTTGAAGAACACACGCAACGACATAGGTGATGTCACCATCGGCGAGTTCATAGAAGGTGTGGTATGTGTGATAGTGGACGAAGTACACATGGCCAAGGCTGACGCACTAAAGACTCTACTGACCGGCGTCATGAGCCAGATACCCATACGTTGGGGCCTCACAGGTACCATACCCAAAGAAAAGTTTGAATCCGAAGCACTGCATGTCAGCATAGGTCCTGTGGTGGGACAGTTGTCGGCCGCAGAATTGCAACAGCAAGGTGTGCTGGCACAGTGCCATGTGAACGTGGTACAGTTGGTAGATCATCAGGAACATACCAACTATCAAAGCGAGTTGAAGTTTTTGCTGGAAGATGCAGATCGACTGGACGCTATCGCCAGTCTTGTACAGGAAGTAAATCGAACCGGAAATACGCTGATCCTAGTGGATCGTATCACAGCAGGTCGTGCCTTAGTAGATAGACTGGGCGACCGTGCTGTGTTCATATCAGGTGCTACCAAAGCAGGAGAAAGGCAAGATCATTATGATGAAGTATCGGAGACAACAGACAAAATCATTGTCGCTACTTACGGTGTGGCCTCAGTTGGTATTAACATTCCCCGTATTTTTAATCTGGTGCTTGTTGAGCCTGGCAAGTCTTTTGTGCGTGTTATCCAGTCAATTGGTCGTGGCATTCGTAAAGCAGAAGACAAAGACTTTGTTCAGATCTGGGACATAACCTCAACCTGCAGATTCGCCAAGCGACACTTGACCAAACGCAAAACTTTTTATCGAGAAGCAGAATATCCATTCACCCAAGAGAAATTGGAGTATCGTTAGGTTGACATCTGCTCAATCTCAAGTATAATTGTTATATGAAAATCTTGACCCTAGACAACATCAGTTATGAACTAGACAGTTTGCCCGAGCAGATCGACGACCTGCGTTTTGGAGTGTTTGACAACGGCAATCCTGACGAGCCCGACTATCACTACATACCATTGATATTTTTGGAATCGTTTACCAGCCCTGCCTTGATACTACAAGTGGGCCGGCATCGTGTGAAAATGCCCTTGGACTGGAAGATCTTGATTGGCGAGCCCGAACTGGGCGACCTGGAAGTGTTGCCCTTGACCAGTTTGAATGATCGCGGGTTCAAAGCATTCCAGTTCAATCCACTGACATCGTTCCGTCCCAGTTTCCTTGACACGCAGATCATTGATGTGTATCATGAGATAACTTGGTATGCTCCCAAACTAAAGAACGGACAGATGCTGTGTGTTCCGCTGGATGATGAACCCAATCCTGAATGCGTGTATTTTGTCAAGGACATCAGCCGCAACTGCGAAGTGGTAGACTATAGAAAGGCCTGGTAGTGGCCGAGCGCGATAATTTTTTGTGGGACTTGCTGGCTGCCATAGATCGCAGAGATCGCAACTACTATGATCAGTTATCTGCAGAAGACCGCAAAAAGTTCAGTGGCTACATGGCTCTGCGCTGGATGAGTTATGTTGATGCTGCTCCAGACATACAGTCAGGATATGTGCAACTGCTCAATCACTATGCCAACAAAAATATTTTCCTTCTCAGCCGGCATCCCAAACTGCAGTGGTATATGCTGATCGCAGCCAGTCCGGGCCTGGGACGACAGCGGCATTCCTGGCCGCGTGTGAAAAAATCCCGGGAAACCCGACGTACCAAGACCCTGCGAGAACTGTTTCCCGAAATCAAAACAGCCGACGCAGAAGTACTGGATCAACTGGTAACAGACGCAGATATCAAACAATATCATAGAGACCTTGGACACGACAAAACATAAATGCCAGCACTGCGATCGAGAGTTCAGCAGGGAATCCACACTGCTGGCGCATCTCTGTGAGCCCAAACGCAGATTCAACAGCCGTGGAGAAAAACCTGTGTTGCTGGGCCTGCAGGCCTACATGGCCATCAAACGCAGCCTGGGACAGCAGGTTGCAGACGAGTGGCAAAGTTTTGAAAACAACAGTTTGTATCGTGTGCTGGTCAAGTTTGGCAGATACTGTGTGAGCAGCCGGGTGATCGCTTTTCCACACTATGTGCGGTGGCTGCTGGCTCCGGAACAGCGCCGACTCAAAATCGACTATCATTGGAGCAGCGACAAAATCTACGAAGAATTTTTGCTTGCACACACTCGCAGGGAAGATGCCAACGATGCTGTGACCAGAGCCACGGAAACCATGCAGAGTTATTCAAGCCTGGCCAACTACAGAGATTACTTTAGATATCTCAATGCCAATCTCATCGTGCAGGATATAACAGCCGGACGTGTCACTGCCTGGACTGTGCTGAACTGTGCTTCAGGACATGAGTTTGTGTCGAGATTGGATTCAAAACAGCAGGAAATCATTTATGCCTGGATTGATCCCGACTACTGGCCGCAGCGTTTCCGTGACTACGCAGCCACACAACTAAAGATCGAACACGATTTACAGCAACAGGGCCTATGAAAATCGCCGCAGACATTGACATTGACCTGGCCAATCGCGATCAAGTGCTGGCCTTGATCGATCACACAGCAGCCAGCCAGCGCAAAAACGATCAGTTGGTGCGACACAATTCTGGTGTGTATGTCACCCACATTCCCCGAGACACCCTAAATGGCTATGCCAGCATAGATTACCAACAGGCCGAACAGCGTGGTTACTTCAAGATCGATCTGCTGAACAACACAGTGTATCAACTGATCCGGGATCAACAGCACTATGATCAGATGTTGGCCACCACTCCTCCCTGGCAGCGATTGCAGGATCAGCAGTTTGTGCAAAAGATCGTGCATATCAACAATGCCTGGGATCAACTGCAGCGTATGCCCGAACCTGTTGATTCCCTAGCACGCATGGCCATGTTTATTGCTGTGATCAGACCAGCCAAGCGATATTTACAGGGCAAGCCCTGGCGTGAAGTTGCAGAACGTATTTGGTTGGCCGAGCAGGATGGATATTATTTCAAACGCAGCCACTCAGTGGCCTACGCACACTTGGTGGCACTGCATATGAATCTAGTCAACACGCTTGACCAAGGTAATTGACTTACGCTTGATCTTTTTACGGGCTATGTCATTAAGACTGGTCACAGGTCCCAGTAAAACTTCAATGTCTTTGTTGATAAAAGTCTTGAGAAACGGACGGAATATTTCCCAGTCCTGTTTGAGGAAAATGTTGATGGGTATGCTGCGATTGCTTTCCCACCACCACACATTGGCCAGTTCTACAAAATTGCCCTTGAGATCTGCATCAGCGATACTGCCATAGTCGTACAGGGTGGTAATGATGTCATCAGAGTTTTGTACTATGCCCACGTATTCCGTGCCAGCATAGCGCAACAGCGTCAAAAACGGGTACTTTTCTTTTAACAGATTCTGGAAATCATTGGGCATAAATATATAACTATGTACTCAAGTTCAGCATATTTAGTGGACCAAAAATCCATCGTTCTTCTTGTTGACACAGAGTTAAATACAACGTACAGGTGGAGTCCAGTGTTTAGTAAGAAACTTATCATCAACAAAGGTGTAGACAACGTCCTGAGTTTTCAGTTTCTTAACCAAGAACAAAAGCCAGTGGACATCAGCTTGTTTAGTTTTACTCTGCGATTGATATCCAACGACGGTGAGAATTTGCTCTTGGCCAAGCAGATGGAAAACATCAACAGCCGCTTGGGTACCTGCAGGGCCATAATCACTGCTGCAGAATCCGTGGCTATTCCTGCACAGCCCGCTAGCTGGAGCATAGAGCGTGCCAGCAACAGCATCATAAAATCAGTGCGTATCACCGACCGTGGCCGTGGTTATACTTCGGCTCCCACGGTGTCAGTATACGGCACCGGTACCGGAGCTAGCCTAGCAGCCACTATCACTAGCGCAGTAGACCAGTGCGTGATATTGGATGCAGGAGCAGGATACACGCATACTCCCAATGTAACATTCGCTGGGGGCGGAGGTTTTAATGCCCTGGGCCTGGCACAGATCACCTACGGTGTTGAATCGGTGGAAATAACCAATGTGGGCGATGGCTATGATCCCGATGATGCCAACACTGCTGTGACGTTCAGCCCAGGTCTGGGCGCCAACGCTGCCCTGCAAGCAGCCAACACAGCCAATGCCACCATCACATTCGCAGGCAACAGCATAGTAGAGATCAACATAGTGGATGCCGGCATTTATGATGCACCACCCACTGTGACATTTAATCCAGGTGCAGCCAATATTGAAACTGCAGCCACAGCAGTGGCATATCTTGCAGGCAGGCTCACAGGCATCACAGTGGCCAATGCTGGTCGTGGCTATACCGGAGCACCGGCTATCACTGTTACCGGTGGTGGTGCCACCAGCCAAGCACAGGCCACTTGCAATCTAACCAATAGACTGGATGTGATAACCATACGCAACGGTGGACAGAACTATGTGGTGCCACCCATCATTGAACTCACCGGTGGCGGCAACATCAACACTGTGTCACAAGGCACAGCAGTGGCCACAGTGGGCGGCGATGCGCTGTATCTAGCAGGTTATGTGGATGATGCAGCCACTGCTCGTGGTTCAGTGGACATTGTTGATTCAGTGTTTCCCAGATTTACCGCCAGCGAAGACATCACCATACCTGTGACCAACACTGGTAATACCGCTGCCATTGATGGTGTGAATCGTCCCGTGGCCTGGACCAGCATCATACAAAGCAACGGTTCACCACAGAGCACTTTCCAAGTGGACTTCCGCAACTACTCAGGTGTGGTACAACTACAGGGATCCTGGGAACCTACCAACAACGAAAATGATGGCCAGCCAGTGTATTGGTATCAGATTGGCAATGTGCAGTACTACGACAACAAATATGGCAAAGAGTATTTCAATGCCGAAGGCTATCATCCTTATGTGCGCATCCGTTTCGCACTGCCACCAGTGCCCATAAATGTGGCCTACTATGCCAATGTGGCTGCCAATATCTATGGCAACTCGGTAACCCAAGTACTCTACAGAGATTGACACTCACCATTTTATCCTGTAAAATAACAGGATGCTAGATATACTTGGCCGCATCAATAGAGTAAAACGCACAGCGTCCGGCTGGCGCAGTTTCAATGCCATCTGCTGTGAGCACACCGAAGGCAAGCCCGATCGCCGGGGGCGCGGTGGCGTGATCGAACACGACACAGGCTGGACCTATCACTGTTTCAACTGCGGCTTCAAGACCACTTACACTCCGGGCAGGACCTTTAGTTACAATCTCAAACGCCTGCTGACCTGGGCCGGATACTCCGATGAAGAGATCAAACGTGAGCAGTTGGAAAGTCTCAAACTGCGGGACATACAGGACATAATCGCACAGGAACGCCGTAGCCGTCCGCTACCTGAGTTTGAAGAACAGAGCCTGCCGGAACTGGCAGTGGAAATAGATCCTGTGGATCCTGACCACGAGCCCTATAGACTCTACTGTGAATCGCGTGGCATTGACATTGATGACATATGGATCACGCCTGAAGCACAGGGCAGAGAAGCCTTCAGGATCATAGTGCCTTTTAGATATCGTGATCACATAGTGGGCCATACTTCAAGATACTTGGACGATCGCCGGCCCAAGTACATCAGCAATCAGCAACCAGGCTATGTGTTCAATCTAGATGCGGTCCAGCCCCAAGATCAAGTGGTCATTGCGTGCGAAGGCATCTTTGATGCGCTCAGCATCGGCGGTGTGGCCTTGATGCACAATGATCTCAACGAAGATCAAATAGCTATGCTTAAAAGTCTTGACAAAGACATAATTATTATTCCAGACCAAGACAGTGCTGGCTTGAAACTTGCGGAACGTGCTGCGGAGCAAGGGTTCACAGTCAGTATGCCACTTTGGGACACCAGCATCAAGGATGTGAATGATGCTGTATGCCGCCATGGCAGACTCGCCACCCTTGTTTCTATACTCCGCAGCCGAGAACGCAGTCGTTTGAAAATCGAATTGAGGAGAAGAGAAATTGAAAAACGAATCAGCAGTAATTGAATTCACCATTGATATGCAGCGTCTTTTTTTAGAGATGGCTGTGCAGGACCACGAGTGCTTTGCTCGTGTGCAGAACATTTTCAACCCTGAAAACTTTGATCGCAGACTACGCGATGCAGCCGCATTCATCAAAGAACACGCTGACAAATACAAAGTGGTGCCCGACAGGGACAGTGTGAGAGCCAAGACTTCAGTAGATCTTGAACCCAGGCCCACTGTGACCCAAGAGTGGTTCTTGGCTGAATTTGAAAAGTTCACACAGCACAGAGAACTAGAGCGTGCCATATTGAAGTCAGCAGATATGCTGGAAAAGGGCAACTTTGGTCCTGTGGAAAAGATCATCAAAGACGCCATCAATGTGTGCCTAGCACGTGAACTGGGCACAGACTATTTCCACAATGTGCGTGAACGACTCATGGCCATCAAGAGCAACAACGGCCAACTCAGCACAGGCTGGCCTGTGCTTGACAGCAAACTCTACGGTGGATTCAATCGCGGAGAACTGCAGATCTTTGCTGGAGGATCAGGGTCGGGCAAAAGTCTGTTCATGCAGAATCTAGCAGCCAACTGGGTCATGGCCGGACTCAGTGGTGTATACATCACGCTGGAACTGTCAGAAGGTCTGTGCTCCATGCGACTGGATTCCATGATGACTGACATAGCCAGCAAAGAGATCTTCCGCAACATCGATGATGTGGAATTGAAACTGGGCCTGCTGCAGAAAAAGTCTGGTAATTTCATGATCAAGTATATGCCGGCGCAGAGCACAGTGAACGACATACGGGCCTATGTAAAAAATCTTGAAATTGAACGCGGTGTCAAAATAGATTTCATGTGTGTGGATTATTTGGATTTGCTGATGCCAGTATCAGCCAAGGTATCGCCCAATGATCTGTTTGTAAAGGACAAATATGTGTCAGAAGAATTGCGTAATCTGGCCAGAGAATTAAATGTGCTGTTTGTCACAGCATCGCAGTTGAATCGTTCAGCAGTGGAAGAAATTGAATTTGATCACAGTCACATTTCTGGGGGTATTTCCAAGATCAACACTGCAGACAATGTGTTTGGTATCTTTACCAGCAGAAGCATGCGAGAAAAAGGCAGATATCAGATACAGTTAATGAAAACCCGTTCCAGTTCGGGCGTGGGTTCCAAAATTGATTTGGAATTCAACATAGAAACCCTGCGCATACGCGACTGCGGTGAGCAAGAAGATGCCAACTCATTCCGCAAACCCACGGTGAATATCCTGGACAGCATCAAAGGCACCAGCAAGGTATTGACTTCAAACACAGATTCTGACGACGTGCCCAAGGTCACAGCCGACGTGCAAAGCACCAAATTAAAGGCCATGTTAGGGGCAATTAAACAAAATAAAAACTAACGGGTCGCTAAATATTACATCGCTGGAACCAATTATGCAACGCAAGACTCGCAGTTTATTAGAAGAACTAGATGAAATGTATCAGGAGCGCGATCGCCACCATATTGTGGAGAGCCGCGCCAGCAACATCATCAACAGTGCCATACATCTATTGGAAATGATAGATCGTACCTATGACACAGAAACTGCGGAAAATCTACAGCGCAAATTGCTCAATGCCATCCGAACCCGCGATCCCGAGCGTTTCCGCAGAACCATAAGGCGCCAAGATGAAAATTAAAGAAATATATATCAGCGAAGCTGGATTGTTAAGTCGTATGATGCCGGCCGGGGTTCAACAGTTTATGGCCAATCGCCGCAGCCAGGCAGATACCAAAACGCTGTCAGATGCTGCTTGGAAACAATGGATCAATCGTGTGCCACAGATCACACGCAGTCTAGGTGTAAGAAGCGCCAACGATATTCCTCCTGAAACTTATGCAGATTATCTAAGAGATTTTGTTGAAAATACCATGTTGAAGTACGATCTAGATCGATATGATGCTGGGTCAAAACAGCGTATCGAAGCGGTGATCAATAAAATCTCGCAGATGCGCAACAGTGCAGGTCAGGTTAGAAAACTGTTCCAAGATCTGGGAACACAGGCTGTTGGATCAAGAGAAGATCCACAGAGCCGGAATAGATTTAGTTCTTTTAAAGGATTGGGTTTTGATCCCGGGCAAGAAAAAATGCTTGGTGCAATTAAACAAATGGTTGGTCCCAACGGACAACAACCGGCTGGACAACAGCCGCAGACAGCACAATCTGCACAACCGCAAGCAGCACAACCGCAAGCAGCACAGCCACAGGCAGCACAGCCACAGGCAGATGCTCAGCAATCAAGTGGTTGGATAGATGCTGGTCAAGGCCTGTATATCAAACCTGCTACTGGCAATGCTCCTACGTTGGCCAGTTATCGTAAAAATGTGTTTAGTCTTACCGATCAAGGACAGTGGCTGGATGCCAGAGATAAACCGGTGCCACAGACCTGGCAAGCATTTTTAAATCAAGCATTACAACGCCTATGATTCTCGCAGAAGGCGGCAACCAATTCAAAAATCCCAAGACTGGCGAAGTCTTGACCAAGACCATAAAGCAGACTGATGTCAAGCCCACAGTGCTTTGGTTGGAACAACTCACAGGATTACCCTTGTTGGACAATATGCTGGGCAGCACGGGTCTGCGTGCCGAGTCTGGTGATATAGATCTAGCCGTGGATAAAACTCAAACACCCAAATCCCGACTCTACGGCATACTAAAAAACTGGGCAGTGAGCCAGGAAATGGATCCCGATCTAGTGATAGCAGGTGGTAACACCAAAGATAAAAAACCCACCGAATATGAAACCATGAGTTTCATGGCTCCTGTGGCCGGCAAGCCGCAGTTGGGATTTGTGCAGGTAGACTTTATGTTTGAACCCAATATTGAATGGGCAAGATTTGCCAAACGTGCTGCCGCTGACACACAGTACAAAGATGCTGTCAAGCACATCATACTCAACAGCCTGGGCAAGGCCAGCGCCAACAAGAAATATCCGCAAGGCTATACTTGGTCTGGACAGTATGGCTTGAAAGATCGTGCCACAGGCGAAATGATCACAACTGACCCTGGAGAAATAGCAGAATTGATATTGTATCCTGGCGCCACGCCCAAAGATCTCTCAGGTGTAGAAGCAGTGGTAACAGCACTGCAAAACGATCCCAAACGTGATGCAAAACTCGCCCAGGCCCGTGCTGACCTAGAGCCCAAGGGCATAGAGTTACCGGCCATCCAAGAAGGCACGCCTGGCTGGTATCGCACCATGATGGGCCGTTTGGCCTAACCAAAACACCATTTTTTCTCCTGATAGCTAAATACTTGCAGACCCAAAAAGGTCACATACTCAAGGAGATTTATCATGGCAATTTTTACACGCACCAATGGTGATGCACAACCAGTATTTGCACTAGACGTACAAAACGGTCCTGTTTCCAGCACCAACATTTCCACAGGCTCAGGCAACACAGTTCAGCCCGCTGGTCCTAAACTGGACTTTTGGCAGTTTGCTGTTGCAGGCGCTAATGCTGCAGGCGGCATGGGCGTCAACGGCGCTGTCAGCAACGTTCTGCAGAGCATTCAGCAGTTGACAACTGTTGCTATCTATCAGGTAGACACAGTAGCAGGTTCAGGCAACACACGCGGTTTCCTCTCAGTAGCACTGTATGACACAGGCACATTTGGCAATGCTGCACAAGCATTGGCTGCTGCCAACGTCACAGGCGAAGTTGTTGGTACACCCACAAACGTTGGTTTCAAACTGGCTGCTTCGTAATTCAACGACCCAGGAGCAAACTAAAAACCGCGATTTCGATCGCGGTTTTTTTATGGCCGTTTTACGCAATAAATAACTCTGAAAGAACACAACATGGACATTTCCGGAACCAATTTACAAGAGATTGCGATAATCATCCCCACGGTGCCTGATCAAACGCTAATCATAGATGGCGCCGCTACATTGAGAACTGTGTCGTTTGACGGATCGCGATTTATCACAGGCGATCAAAATGGCAATATCTATGTCAGTGCCGATGGAGCCAGTTGGGATGGAGAAGGTTCTACTGGAACTCGGCCCTTGTCACAGCCTCTGACATATGACGGTACCTACTACTATGCTGTCACCGCTGCTGGTATTTTTAATCCTACTCCTTTTCCTGGGTATACAGATCTAGGCAACGCGAGATACAGCACTGATCTCAGCACATGGACAGTCATCGACAACGGTAACAGCAATATTGCAGCCAATAATTTTATTACAGTATCCTGGAATGGAGGCCAGGGAAATATTCCTTATCAGGCCTTGGGCATTCAATCTGGTTATAGTGTGATACGGACACAGATCAATACGCTGGCAGGAGCCAATGCCTGGCAAGGTGTTTACACTGACATTAACCTTGGAGATTCCACAGGTGGTCCACGCAAAAACATCTATGGAGCAGGTCGTTGGGTAACAATATGCGATGATGTCAGCGGAGCTGGTGGATCTGACGTTACATTTAGAACCAAAATTATATCCCAGGCCAATGCCAATGTCATTACCAGCAGTGATGTAGTTTTTACAGGCAACTTTCGCGAGTATTATTCCAGCATTGCCTACGGCAACGGCATATTCATGGCCACACCTCAAGGATATGATGCACTTGCTGCTAACGTGATTTTAACCAGCACTGACGGTATTACCTGGACTCGTGCAAATGTATCCTGGCCCAACTCAATAGGATTATCAACGTCGTTGACTTTTTCCAATACTACCAATACCTGGGCCATGTTGACTAGACCCCTCTTTCAAACTGCTTGCAACGGTATCTGGATCAGTGACAACAACGGCAACACTTGGTCTAATATCGCACCCGCAGACGGCGGTCTTGCCTGGTGGAGCTTGGCCTATGGCGATGGAAAATTTGTTGCTGTGGGTGCCAATGGCAATGTGTGTATAAGAAACGGCTATTGATATAACTATTACTAAAAAATGATAATTTCCGGTACCACAATCCACCAAATGCGCATAGAAACGGCACCACTGTCGGTGCCTGATCAAGTAATCACGATTGCGGATGCCAACACGCTGAGAACCGTGTCGTTTGACGGATCGCGATTTATCACAGGCGATCAAAATGGCAATATCTATGTCAGTGCCGATGGAGCCAGTTGGGATGGAGAAGGTTCTACTGGAACCAAACCTTTGATGCAACCTTTGGTATTCGACGGAACATATTATTACGGAATAACAGCAACCGCCGCTTTCTACGCAAATACCCCAGGAACTACTGGCACCGGCAATCTAAGATACAGTACCGATCTTACAACGTGGACTGCCACCACCAATGGTAACAGTATCATTGGTGCTAATGCATTTGCTACTATTGCTTATAATGGAGGAACGGGCGGCGCTCAATATCAAGCCACGGCTTACGATTCCAGCACAGGTAACATAGTCACACAAATTGCAGGAGCCGGTGGCGCACAGACAGGTTGGCAAGCTGGTATTCAAGGACTTGGTGTCGCAGGCGGTCCAAGATTGAATTTATTCGGTGCTAATCGTTGGATGATATTCGCGGACGATCTTGGTTCAGGCGGTGGTGGGTCAGGCTTTGGCTATGATACAAGAATCTACTCATTTCCAGTGGCCAACGCCAACACCAATATCGGTGATAATCTCAACGTCAATGAAGTCTATAACGGTCCGGCATTCCAAGATTATTATGTGTCGGCAGCTTACGGCAACGGCATATTCATGGCCACGCCTTTGCGATCAGGAGGAATCACAGCAAATGCTGTTCTCACCAGCACTGACGCTATTACCTGGACTACCAGCAATATTGCATCCTGGCCCACCAATGTAAACGCAACAACATCGCTGGTGTATTCCAACAATACTCAAACCTGGGCAATGCTAGTTCGGCAGTCTCCCAGCGGCTTGTTTAACGGAATCTGGGTCAGTGACAACAACGGCAACACTTGGTCTAATATCGCACCCACAGAGGGCAACAATCAATGGTGGAACTTGGCCTATGGCGATGGAAAATTTGTTGCTGTGGGTGCCAATGGCAATGTGTGTATAAGAAACGGCTATTGAACACGCAAGATCCAAGGCCAACAACCGCAATTGTATTTGGCGGTTTTTTTATGGCATAATTATTGATATGAGTGACTACAAATATCATGACTCGGATCAGGCCTATGTATATGAATCGCCCGACGGCGGTCAGACCATTTATCGCAGGCGCAAGAATCAACCCACTGATACCAGGGAAATGATCCAAGAAACCATGGAAAGCCACCATATGCGGCACCAGCGAGCCAAACTGTGGATGAACATACAGCAGCAGGCCAAGACTGATTCAGAACTGAAAGATCTCCTGGATCGCGTGGAAGTTTACTATAGATTGAAATATGAATAAGGTCATTTGCTATACCTTGTTTGACTGCACAGCCACAGGCATACTCAATCATGCCAAGGTCACACAATTGCCTTTGACTGATCAACAGGGAAATACAATTTCGGATCAGGCAGCGCTGACCAGGGCCAGGAACCAACAGCGTAACTGGGAAACACTCACGCAGTTGATCAGTTTGCGCACCCAGGTCACGATTTATTCACCGCCCCAGATCCTACAGGACGCCAGCATAGCAGTGTTGGGTCTGAATCGCAAAGCCAGCAGAATCTGGACCTTTGAATTTGGCAGCGAATTTGCCGACATCTATGACATCAGCGGAGAATCTCTGGCAGCACTGATCCAGGACTGCGACGGTGTGCCCTTGATCACTGGCCTGGGCGAAGCGGTGGAAAATCTTGAACCTGTGATAAGAACCACAGGCTCAGTGATCAATACCAAGTTTGTTTATCAATAATGGAAAATCGCAAGTTTGAAACGCTGAGAAAATTGGCGCAGGAAAGTCGCAGGCACCCAGAACTGCTGTTGCGCACCCACAGGGGTTATGCCATCTATGCTGCCTATGAACTGATACCTCACCGGGGCGAAATACTGGTGATAGAACCCAGCCAACGTGTGCAGAAATTCCATACCATGAAATCTGCTCTGCGCTACTGCACAGCCATGAAACACCAGGATTTCCCAGCAGCCCAGCACATACAGAATCTAGATCAACAGTTGGGTCGGGCTCAGGCCGACATTGACATACATATGACACGCATACAGAACATGATCCACGTTGGCCTGCACGAATCCAAACTGGGCCAGGCGCAGGCCCTGCGGGAAAGTGCTCGAATTCACCTGGACAAATACCCAGTTGTCACTAAATACTTACAAACTAAAAGGATTACCCCTGATGAAACTCACAGACCTCGCACTTAAAAATACCAGCAAAAACACAGCCGGTATCATTGAAAGCCAATTTGGTAAAAAGCTAGCCATTGCCAGCCTTGATGCTGCCAGGGCTCGTACCATGCTAGAGCAGGTAAGCCGCACCATTGGTGAATATCGCCGCCAGCCAAATTTCCATACCAGCCAGCGCAGTGCAGCCTATCTCAAGGCTGTGATGTTGGAGCAGGCATTGAAACAACGAGTTCAGGAATCACTCACCCCAGGTCAGGCAGCCGCACTGAGCCAGTTGGCTCACCCTGGCAAAAGCATGGCCAACCCCTCAGCGCAGGACAAAAAAGATGCTGAATCAATCATGGCTTTGATCAAAGGTGCACCTGCATCCACGGGCGCCACTGGTGGTGTATCCTTGGGCGAAGAATACGATGAGGATGCTGTGATGGAACTCATGGCCATGGCCGAGGACGACATGGAGGAAGGCATGAGTTGCAGCGTTCGTGAAATTAAAGATCGCGTAAACGAAGCAGCCGAGCGTGATGGTGGTCATCTGCATCTGCGTGTGTATCCGCAGATGGAGCGCAAGATAGCAGTAAAACGTATTGTGGAATCAGGTGTTTATCAGATCAAACGAACCTTGCGCGAAGCTTCGGAAGTGGAAACTGCACAGGTAGTGTTGGCTGCACAAGACATGGCCGACCGTATGCAAAAGATGATTGAACAGACTTCGGAAATGCTGTACAAAGAATTGCCAGCACTCACAGATTCCATCAAGTACGAACTCAGTCCAGACAAAGCACAGGCTTTTAATCAAACAGCCGCTGCCGGATTGCAAGGTTTGTTGGAGTCATTGCAGGCCAGCAAAGGTCAGATGGACACAGCATTGGCAGGGCTCACAGGTCAGGCCACAGGCGCAGGACTAGCACCTCCCCCAGATGGCATCGCCGGTGCTGACATTGGTGCTGAATTGGGCGCAGAAGCAGGAGCAGACATGGGTGCAGCTGCCGACGACGAGTTGTCGGCAGTAGATATGCCCCCTCCCGAGGAAGAAGTCAGTGCCGACATAGGTAGCGAAGAGTCTCTAGGTCGCGCCAGAAAGTAAACTGTGCGTTTACGAGAATTTGCAACAGCACCTTCCGCCATTCCAAAAAATGATCTGCTGAGGTTAACCGCCTTGGCAGAACTTTTTATGAATCAAAGCAAAACCGCAGGAGAAAATGCTACCATGGATCTGGATGCATTTCTACAGCACGCCAAGAACATGGGCATGAACAACATCAGCGACGATAGTTTTATCAATGCAAGTACCGCTGCGCCTTTGAGCAATGTGATCCGAACCATTGACAAAGATGTGATATATTTCCGTGGAGCCGACGAACCCGAAACTGCCGAAGTGCCCACAGCATCGGGACCTGCGCCCACAGACAACAAGGCCATAGTCAGCAAAATGGCCAACCGCGTGGCCCGTCAAGCCACCAAATAACTTGACTTTTCAATAGGAGGCTGTTATGTTAGAAACTATATTTTGGATCATAGTGGGTATGTTCATTGGTTGGAATTTCCCCCAGCCTGAATATGCCAAAGCATTCCAACAGAAATATCTACAAAAATACATTGATCGAATCAAAGCAATATTATTTTTCTGGAGATAACTCAGAATGGCCTACAGTGACAAGGTGATTGATCACTATGAGAATCCACGTAACGTGGGTTCCTTTGACAAATCGGACACAGATGTTGGCACCGGTATGGTGGGCGCGCCGGCCTGCGGTGATGTGATGAAACTTCAAATAAAGGTAGACGAAAATGGCATTATTAGAGATGCTCGTTTCAAGACATATGGCTGCGGATCAGCCATTGCCAGCTCCAGTTTGGTCACTGAGATGGTTAAAGGAATGCACTTGGACGCTGCTAGTGCTATTCGTAATAGTGACATCGCTGAAGAACTAGCTCTGCCCCCGGTGAAGATACACTGTTCAATCCTGGCCGAGGATGCCATCAAGGCTGCCATAGAAGACTATCGCAAAAAACATGATCTCAGTCACTGACATTGCCGCTGGCAAAATCCAAGACTCTATCAATCGCCGTGGTCGCGGTCTGGGCATAAAGGTAGGAGTCAAAACCACTGGCTGTTCGGGCCTGGCCTATACCCTGGAGTATGTAGACAACGAACAGGGCCAGCACTGTGTGGCACACTACGATGACAAGGGTGTGAGAATCTATGTCAAGCCCGAGCATCTTGTGTACCTAGATGGCATGACCATTGACTATCAGAAACGTGGGCTCAATGAAGGATTTGAGTTTATCAATGACAATGAAAAGGATCGCTGTGGCTGCGGCGAGTCATTCAGAGTTTGATCAAAATCATTGACAAAATACTCACAAGATAGTACTATTGTCAGATGCTATCCCGATATCAGCAGCGTTACGATTATCAACCCATACCCAGGACCACAGTAGAAGGCCGCAGGCTTTATACCACACCCGAGGGTCATGCTGTACCATCGGTAACTACCATACTTTCTGCTACCACCCCTGAAGAAAAAAAGAAGGCCCTACAAGAGTGGCGCAATCGTGTGGGACACGAAAAAGCACAGCAGATCACCACAGAAGCAGCCAACCGCGGCACCCGTATGCACACCTATTTGGAAAAGTATGTGCTGGAAGGTCAGCGGGTGCCCGAACCTGGCAATCCCTTTGCCAAACCCAGCTGGCACATGGCCAACTGTGTGATCGAGCAGGGCCTGGATCGTGTGGAAGAATTCTGGGGCATGGAAGTGCCCTTGTATTTTCCACAGGTGTACGCTGGTACATCGGATGGCATAGGATTGCATCGTGGTCAAGATGGCGTGATTTCTGAAAGCATCTTGGACTACAAGCAAACCAACCGACCCAAAAAGCGCGAGTGGATCGAGGATTATTTCCTGCAGTTGGCAGCCTACGCAGAAGCACACAACGAAGTCTACGGTACTGCCATCAACAAGGGTGTGATTTTGATGTGCGTCAAACCCCAAACAGATCGCGATGGGCTGATGACAGGCACGCCCGAGTACCAAGAATTTGTGGTAGAAGGCTTTGAATTTGAGCTGTACAAGCGTCAGTGGTGGACCAGAGTAGAGCAATATTACCAGCAAATCGCTGAGGCCTAAATCGCACTAAATATTGTCATAGGACTTGAACTATGGCAATCACCCAATACACGCAGATTAATAACAGATCGGGCCTGCAGCGCGATCTTCCACAGTTAAGCACAGCCGAACTGGGCTGGAGCGTTGACACCCGCAGACTCTATATCGGCAATGGCACCTTGGAAGAAGGTGCTCCCGAAATTGGCAACACTGAATTACTCACAGAATACAGTGATATTTTTGCCCTGGCTGGTGCTTATACCTACAAAGGAAATCAAGCCGGATACACCGTTAGTTCTGCCCCAACATTTGCACAGGCCACTTGGAATACCAGTGATTTATTCCTAAGATTGACTAATAATCCTGGAATTTTCGTAAAACAATTAGTGGTCGGTCCAGGGCTGGCTCCTAATACGACTGTAACATCTGTTACATATATTAACGGTGAATATAGGATCTATATTTCAGCCTACCCTATACGTCCTGCTAGTACAAACACATCTATCGTTTTTATCGGTGGATCTATAACCAGCACAGGTTATTGGACTCAGGCCTACGACACACAAATAAAAGTCAGCAATACTCAAAGCATTGACATAGGTTTGATTGTCACTGGATCGGGCATACCAAGCAATTCTATCGTTACCGGCATCGGTAACGTTGGTAACATATATCAGACTATCGACGTAACTGCCAATACAAACAGTGTGACAGTTATTGGTGCCAACGCCAGTTTGATTGGCAGCGGTGTCACAGTGGCAGGAAATTCAAACATTTTCCTGTCGGGAACAGTGGTAACAGGAGTTCTAGGAGATATAGTATCTATAAGTCCTAACACAAACCCAAATGCTGCCAATGTCACCGGTGGCAATGTAACTTTCTCGTCGGCCAATATCACTATTTCTAACAATCTCGGTAATCCTCCAGAAGAGCCAATAACAATCACATTCCACAGCGATACCGCCAGAACACTGCAAGAGAAATTAGATGACACGGTCAGTGTCAGAGATTTTGGTGCTGTAGGCGACGGTGAAACAGATGACACGGTCGCTATCAACATTGCACTGAATCAATTATATTGTGTCAAACCATACAACACATCCGAACCATCGGCTCCTTTGGTGCGTCGAATATTATTATTTCCCGCAGGAAGATATCGCGTTACTGGATCATTACTGATTCCTCCCAACTGTACACTCAGCGGCGAAGGTTTAGATCATACTATTATTGAATTTGACAATACTATAGCAAACGCAACTGGAACTTGGAGTGCCACAACAAATACTATCACAGCTAATACGATATCAGGTCTTCAAGTTGGACAGATAGTCAGCGGTACCAACATCACACCGGGATCAATTATTACAGGAATTGATACTAGTAATAATGTTATTACCGTTAATCAAAATCAAACATCAGCAGGAACAAATCAATCTTTGACATTTAGATTTGGCAGCACTTATGTGGCCAGAACCGCCAGCAGCTTGCAGGAAACTGGCACCGCAATCGATACCACAGCCGGTGAAGCGCCACACGATATCCTAATTAGAGACATGAGTTTCGCCAATCCAAGAACAACACTGACCAGTGATATTTTTCTTGTAGAGCGTGCCAATGATGTGAGATTTGAACGTGTGGGATTCCAAGGAGTAGGCACAGCACAATATATTTCTGGCCTGGTGTTGAATCAACCTGATCAGGCCTATAGTTTAACTTATCCTACAAAAAATATCCAATTGGATGCTTGCCGTTTTACAGATTTATCCTATGGTATACGTAGTGCTGCCACTCGCCTTAATGTTACCGATACCTATTCTACCACAGGCATCAGCATCACCAACAATAAATTTTATGACTTGACACAGGGAATTTATAGTACCTCTGACGACTTCAGTTGGATCATCATGAACAACGTCATGGATGAGATCAGCCAAGAAGGTATTAAGTTTTTCAACGACAGTACAGAAACATTTAGATCTGCAGGTCAGATGATCACCACAGGTCATAATATCTTTTTAAATGTAGGCAACAACAACACCGGATTGACTCCAATACCTGCTACACATATTATCTATTTTTACAATAGAAATTGTTTGTCGGTAGGAGATATGTTTGAGCGTGATGACATCCAGGCCCAAACTTTTTCTAGAGTATTTTTAAATTCACAATCAAGTATCGCATTCCAAGGCACAGAATCCATAGCCCTGGGACAGCGTATCCTTAACACCAGCCTGACCAGTCCCATTGCTGCTGGCGTTATCAGCAACATCTATATACCTGGCGGTAATACTTTGCTGGGCAACAGCGTGTCGGATATTGTTTTTACCACGCAAGGCAATGGATACCTTCCCAACGTAACTCCCACAGTTACCATTGATGCTCCGTCTTTTGGAGGAATCCAGGCCACTGCATCTGCCATAGTTGGACGACAGTTTTCCAACACCATCTACGGCAACATCAGCAACACCACCACTCCTAACAGCAGTATCATCAGTGGAGGTCAAGGATGGTCGGGCAATGTACTACTGGTATTCACACCCCCTACCATTGTTGAAACTGCTACACTATCAACATTCAATGGATCCTGGGCCAATGGAAATTCGGCCATAACACTGGTAGATACTTCTCCCAACGTTGAAGTAGGAGGCATAATTTCTGCTGCCGGCATACCGTTAAATGTCAAAGTAGGCAATGTCAGTGGAAATATCATTTCTGCGGTTTACACTACCAACAATGAACCAGTATCAAATTGGATTTCGGCAGGAGCAAATTTACCGGTGACCTTTGGTTACGGTGTGCTGTATGGCCAAGGTGCAAGATCGGCTGCTGCCAACGCACAAGTAGCATTTGGAGTCACTGATTTTGTTGTGGCCAATATTGGCCGTGGATATCCTTCCAACGTCAGTGTCACCGTGGCAGAAACATCATTGGGCAACATCACTAACCAACTGTTTGCCAATTGTACAGCCAATGTCATACTCAAAGGTTTTGGTCTAGAGCTCACACAAGGTAATATAGGCAACAGTTGGGCCAACAGCACACTTACCATTGGCGAAGGCTACACAGCCAACAGCAACGTGACCATATTATTCCCTGCACCGCAGGCTGGCAATGGCAGCACAGAATTATCAGTACAGGGATTCTGGACGTCGGGCGCCAATTTCATGACATTGAATCAGTCCTACACTGGTATCGCCGAAGGCGGCAACATCGACGGTATCACCGGCATCTCGGGCAATGTTGTAGTAGGATCTATCATTTATAGTTCTTATGGTGATATAATTTATCCGTTGTATACCAGCAACAGCAGTCAAGTGGTGTTCCCCGGCAATGGCACCAACGTGGCCTTGGATATTGTAAGAACAGTCAGCGTGGCCAATGGATTTATCACAGCCACAGCCAACGCTGTGGTGGCCTATGGTGTAGACGATGGCATCATTACCAACAGCGGCAACGGTTATTCGTTGGCCGACAACACAGCCAATCTGTACACAGTCACATTCACTGAAGGTGTGTATACCAACAGAAGTTATCTGCCTAGAGCAAAGCCTTATCTTGGATTCCCATTATTGCCTGATCCTGCTGGAGTGACATTGGTCAGTGGCGGCAATCGATATGCATCCATGCCCGAAGCACTGTTGACTCCGCTGTTGCCAGGACCCAATGTGGCCAACGCCGATATACGTGTCTATGCCAATGTATTGGGCTATGAAATAGTAGATCGTGGCAATGGATACAGCATCAATGATATACTAGACATACCAGCCACAGGAGCCAATGTAGCGGCCAACGCCAATGCCAGAGTGCAGGTAGCCAACATTTATGCTTCTGTCAGCAACATTACTGTTGTAACACCTGGCACCGGATACACCAGTGTTCCGGGGCTGACTTTTGCCGCACCTAATTTAGCCAATGCCGATACGGCCACGGCCACTGCCACTGCCATAGCTGTCAGTGCTACCCCAGTCAATCGCGGAACGAACTACAACGGTGGCGATTTAGTGACAGTCATAGCCGGTGGTACTGGAGCCAGCGCCTCATTGAGCGTGAATTCTACACGCATCAGCAATATCTCTTTGACCAGTACAGTGGGTGCAAACTTATTTGTTGGCAACGTTTTGACCCTGATCGGCGGTACTCCCAACCCTGCAGCTGAAGTAACTGTAACACGATTACAGTTCGCCACCAATAACACTCTATCTACCATCGCCAATGCAGGCAATGGTTACAATGTTGGAGAAACTATTTTCTTTGGTGGTCCCAGTTATTCAAATTCTGGCAACATACTGATTACCAGTGTAGATGGTATCGGCGGTATCAGCCAATTTATAATCACGGATTCTGGTAATTTTGCCACAAGTTTTGTAGGCAACAATAGCACAGCCGTGGGTGGTAACGCAGTAGGTGCCAATGCTGTAATCAACTTTAGTTTCGGCATAAGAGATTTCTCTTTGACCAATAGCGGAAACTATGCTGTCAACACCGTGGCCAGCAACGTGCCAGGCAATACAGCAACCGGTGGATTGCCAGAGGAGCCCAGATTCAATGTGGTCTATGAAATTAACAGTTTCTCTGTGGCCAACGGCGGAAATTACACCACAGGCCCATTGACAACAACTAACCTTACACTGACCACCAGCACTGGTTCGGGCACCGGGGCGTCGGCTAACGTGGCCTATGGTGTGGGACATTTGACATTGACTTCGGGCGGCAATGGTTATTACGCCAATAATCCCCCTGTGATTACAACCAGCGGCGGCGGAAATGGCAATGTCATCGCCAATTTAAATATCACAGGTTGGATCGCCAACAGTAATCTTTTGTTTGGCGGTCAGTATACCAACTTCCCTGCCAATATCGCCAACACACCGTTGACTCCCAACACCATAGCCAACACTTCCATAATCAACAACACAGCCAATGTCAATGTATTCATGGGCATTGAAAGTTTGGTTGTTATTAATCAAGGACAAGGCTATCAAGTAGCGCCGGTCATAAGCTTTACAGGCTACGATGCCAATACCACCAATGCCAATGCCTTTACTACCATTGCCAACGTGGGTGGAATAGTAGTAGATATCGACCTGCGTAGCAGTACAGTGGGCAACTTCCCACCGCCGCAGGGCGCAGGTTATCTAACTCCACCCACATTTACAGTCTCTGGGCCCAATGTTGCAAATGCCACAGGCAATACAACATTGACCACCGTGGGCAATGTATTCTTTAACTTTACCAACATTGGATCGGGCTACTCTATTCCCTATGATGGCGGATCGGCCAATAACATAGGATCAAATGCGGTTATCACTGTGGTTGGTCCAGGAACAGGCGGCAACCTATATCAGGTCAGCGAAACCGCCAACAGTTACAGTGTTATTTCTGTAGGTGTAAATTACGATGGCAATGTGTTGCATACTGGCAACGGATATCTTGCACCTCCTGCTGTCACGGCCCAGCCCAGCAATTGGCCCAACATCTCTAATGTGGCTGTGATTTATAGCCAACTGGCTTCGACTGGACAACTGGCCAATCTAAGATTTATTGATCGCGGATATGGCTATACCCAGATGCCACAGGTAACTATCGCCACTGATGGAGCCTATGGCAATGGGGTAAACCTGGCACTGAGCCTAGAAACTTATGGTAATGTGTTCTTAACAGGTATTACCGGCGGCAGTGGTTACAGCAACGCTCCGGTGGTAACATTCAGCGCACCTTCGTCGAACCTATATGCCACGGCAGTAGGCACCGCAGTAGTAGGCGAATATCAACAGCCCTTGGTAATTGACACTAGGGTCAACCCCAGCACTGTGGTAAACTACATGGTTCGTATCACCGACGGCGGCAATGTTTACACTAGATCTGGAGCATTAAACATCACAGGTGGTCAAACATATATCAGTAATGTCAGCAGTGTGATAGTGCAAAGTGATGACGAATTTGTAGAAACATATAATTCCGGATTCCAGTTGACTGTGACCAATGCACCAGGAAATGCCTATGCAGTCATTGGATATGATAATAGTATTGCCAACAGTACCATTGGTAATGGTGCCGGTACTATGAAGTTTTACATTGACGAAATAGTAAACAATAATTGAAATATCCTGATATCTACGAAGATCGGCTGGTAGCCTGGCACGATCTTCGTTGTAGCACTTTGCCAGATCAAGACTTTCTGTTGGAAGTCAATGATTTCTGGCAATTTGCTCCTGAAGTCAAGCCCACATTCGATTGGCGCGAACCACAAAACTGGCCAGATCCCTGGGATCTTATCCACGAAGATGATCAAAGTGATCTTGCTCGCGCCTTGGGAATAGTGTATACTATTATTCTCAGTCAAAGAAACAATTTAGTTGCTGCCACAACGCTGTCGCTATGCACCGATACAGCGGTTTTGGAGACCAATTTAGTCATAGTTGAACAGGGAAAATATGTATTGAATTGGACTCCACGTGAGATCGTAAATATTAACCTCCAGCAGTTGTCAGTCATACGTAGTATACCAGCAGTAGATTTAGTCAGCAAAATAAGGTAAAACAATGATCACAGTAAGCAAACGCAACGGCCGTCAAGAGCCATTGGATTTAGAAAAATTACACAAGGTAGTATTTTGGGCCACAGAAGGAATCACAGGAGTTTCAGCATCAGAAGTAGAAATCAAAAGCCACATACAGTTTTATAACGGAATCAAAACAGCAGACATACAAGAAACACTGATCAAGTCAGCTGCAGATCTCATTTCAGAAGAAACACCCAACTACCAGTATGTGGCTGGTCGATTGATCAACTATCACTTGCGTAAACAGGTTTATCAACAGTTCGATCCTTGGCACATTTACGATCTAGTCAAGAAAAACATTGAACGCGGATTTTACGATCCCGAACTGGCCAATTATTATACCAAAGAAGAATGGGATCGACTCAACAGTTATATCCATCACGAGCGGGATGAAACTCTCACGTATGTGGCCATGGAGCAGTTGCGTGGCAAATACCTGGTGCAGAATCGTGTGACCCGTGATATCTTTGAAACACCGCAGATGTGCTATATGCTGATCTCGGCCACGCTGTTTGCAAAGTATCCACAGAATACCAGGCTCAACTGGGTACGCGATTACTATGATGCCATCAGCCAGCATCAGATCAGTTTGCCTACTCCGGTCATGGCCGGTGTGCGCACACCTGTGAAACAGTTCAGCTCATGTGTGCTGATTGAAACCGACGACAGTCTGGACTCTATCAATGCCACAGCCAGCAGTATAGTCAAGTATGTGAGCCAGCGTGCTGGCATCGGCATTGGCGCTGGTCGCATCCGCGCACTCAACAGTCCTATCCGCAATGGCGATGCTTACCACACAGGCGTGATACCTTTTTACAAACATTTCCAAACAGCAGTAAAAAGTTGCAGCCAAGGTGGTGTGCGCGGCGGAGCAGCCACACTGTATTATCCCTTGTGGCATCTAGAAGTAGAAGATTTATTGGTACTGAAAAACAACAAAGGCACCGACGAAAACCGCGTGCGTCACATGGACTATGGCGTGCAGTTCAACAAAGTCATGTATGAACGACTGTTGTCTGGTGGTGATATCACGCTGTTCTCACCGCATGATGTTCCTGAAATGTACGAAGCATTTTTCAGCGATGTAGATCATTTCCGTGAATTGTATGAAGCTGCAGAACGCAACAATCGCCTGCGCAAGAAAAAGATCAAGGCAGTGGACTTGTTCTCTGCATTCATACAAGAGCGCAAAGACACAGGCCGCATCTATCTCATGAATGTAGACCATGTGAACAATCATTCATCGTTCAAGCCCGAACTGGCGCCTGTGCGCATGAGCAATCTCTGCTGTGAAATCACGCTGCCCACACGACCCTTGGAACACATCAATGACGAGCAAGGTGAGATAGCACTATGCACACTCAGCGCCATCAACTGGGGTGCGTTCCGCAATCCCGAAGAAATGGAAAACGCCTGTCGCTTGGCTGTGCATGGTTTGGATGCACTGTTGAGTTATCAAGATTATCCAGTATTGGCCGCACAGATAGCTACTGAAGGTCGTAGGCCCTTGGGCATAGGCATTATCAACTTTGCCTACTGGTTGGCCAAAAATGACTACACCTACAGCGATCCTGCCTGCTTGGTGGAAGTGGATCGTTGGGCACAGCACTGGAGCTACTATCTGATCCGGGCATCCGCTGACCTGGCCGCCATACAAGGCGCCTGTCCCTTGAGTGCTCAGACCAAGTATGCCGATGGAGTGCTACCCATTGATACCTACAAGCCCGAAGTCAATGAACTGGTGCCGCACAAAGAGTACTGCGACTGGCAGTCCTTGCGTGAACAATTGCGCACAGGCGGTATCCGTAATTCCACACTCATGGCCTTGATGCCTTCGGAAACATCGGCACAGATCGCCAACGCCACTAACGGCGTGGAACCACCACGCAGTTTTGTATCTATCAAACAAAGCAAAGACGGCGTGCTCCGGCAAGTGGTTCCTGAGTACCGTCGCCTAAAAAACAAATACGAATTGCTCTGGGATCAAAAGAGCCCCGAAGGATATCTCAAGATCATGGCCATACTGCAGAAGTACATTGATCAGGCCATATCAGTCAATACCAGTTACAATCCGCAGTTCTATGAAGAAGACAAGATTCCCATGAGCGAAATGATGCGCCACTTGGTCATGCACTACAAGTATGGCGGCAAGACACTGTATTATTTCAACACCTTTGACGGCGCCGGTGAAGTGGATGTAGATAAACTACACGCCAAGTCGCAGATGGTTGAAGCACCCGCAACCCTACAGGAAGATGACGATTGTGAAGCCTGCAAAATCTAACCCCACAGTATTAAATTTCCGGCGTCAGAATCATGACACCGGATCTGCCTTTTTGGATCCCGAGGGACCCTTGGGTATGCAACGCTATGATACCATGAAGTATCGACAGTTTGAAAAACTCACACAGCAACAGTTGAGTTTTTTCTGGCAACCGCAAGAAGTGGATGTCACACGTGACGCCAAAGATTTCAAGGATCTCACAGAACATGAACAGCATATTTTTACCAGTAATCTCAAGCGCCAAATACTGCTGGACTCAGTGCAAGGTCGCAGTCCAAATCTGGCTTTCCTACCGATCTGCACTTTACCTGAATTAGAAACCTGGATCGAAACCTGGAGTTTTTCAGAAATCATTCACAGCAAAAGTTATACACATATCATACGAAACGTGTATCCCAACCCCAGCCAAGTGTTTGATGATATGTTGGACATCAATGAGATCATCGAGTGCGGCAACGACATCAGCAAATACTATGATCGCTTGATCCGTGGCGTGCAGGCCTATCAATTGCTGGGCGAAGGTCGCCATACCATTGATGGGGAAACGCTAGACGTTGATGTTTATCAACTGAAGCGCCTGCTGTGGTTGTGTCTCAACAATGTCAATGTGCTGGAAGGCATTAGATTTTATGTGAGTTTCGCCTGTAGTTGGGCCTTTGCCGAACTCAAGAAAATGGAAGGCAACGCCAAGATCATCAAACTGATCTGCAGGGACGAAAATCTGCACCTGGGCTCCACGCAGACCCTGTTGAAACTGTTGCCCTCAGATGATGCAGATTTTGCCAAGATCCGCGAAGAAACACGCGACGAATGCACACAGATGTTTGTGGATGCAGTAAACCAAGAAAAACGCTGGGCACATTATCTATTCAAAGATGGCAGCATGATTGGCCTAAATGAAAAACTGCTAAATGAATACGTGGAGTGGACTGCCAACAAACGCATGACGGCTGTTGGACTGCCCAGTCCCTTCAAAGGTGGATCAAATCCTTTGCCATGGACGGCCAAATGGATCGCGGGCGCAGACGTACAGGTAGCACCACAAGAGACCGAAATTTCCAGTTATACCATTGGAGCAGTCAAACAGGACGTGACCCAGGACACTTTCCGTGGTTTCAGTCTTTAGCAGGCATAATTACATAATAACAACAAGGAGCAAGGATGTTAACCGTTTATTCAAAGCACGTTTGTCCCCATTGTGTCAATGCAAAAAATTGGCTCAAAATGAAAAAGATTCCTTTTAGGGAAGTGAACATACAAGAGGATGATGCAGCACGTGAACGTATGTTGGCCATGGGCCTGCGTACCGTGCCGCAGATTTTCATAGGCGACGAACTGTTTGTGGAAGGCGGTTACTCGGGCCTGATCAAGTTATCCGATGATGACTTACAGCTCAGGTTAAGCACACCCATTGACCTAGGAACACTATGACATACGACACACAGACTGTTTATACTTTTAAATTGATCACCGGAGAAGAGTTGATCTGCCGGATCATTGACGAAACCAATGAGAATTTTAGAATCACCAAACCACTGACCTTGGTGCCCAGCCGCGAAGGACTGGGCATGACACAAAGTATGTTCAGTGCTACCTTTGACAAGGATGCTAGATTGAATAAAACAGCCATAGTCATTGGTCCCAGCGAAACACGCAAGGACATCGCTGACAGTTACATCGAAGGCACCACCGGCATCAAGACGGTGACCAAGCCTAGCATCATCACAGGATAAGATCCATGCCAGCAGTCAACAGAGTAGGAGATGCCGATTCGGGCGGTGGTAAGGTCACTGCCGGGGTCAATAGTGTCATAGTCAATGGCAAACCTATCAGTGTCAATGGTAAACCCGTTTCGGGACATGGCAAAGGACCGCACGCCGGGCCACGCACAGCCAATGGGTTGACCAATGTCATTGCCGGGGGCATACCTATAAATGTTGTGGGCAATGGAGATACCTGCGGACACGCTAGAGCACAGGGGTCGCCTGATGTCATAGCAGGATAATCATGGCCGCAGAATACACAGGTATTACGCTGACTGCAGGCCAAGGACTGTTGACCAATCAAGGAATACGTACTCCCCCTGCGCTGATAGCAAATATCAACACTTATCAGAATATCAGTATCGTCGATCAGTTCAGGAGTCTAGTCACAAATGCCAGCTCTATTTTGAATAGTTCAACCCTGGCCAATTTACAAACACTCGGCAGTAACAATTTTCCCGCATTGACCGATGCTGTACCTGCCAATGGCATTGCCAATGTGGCAACTTATGCCACAGGTCTATCGGGCTATGTACTTGATCGCGCATACAATCTCATTGGCAACATCGGCGGTAATCTCGATCTTTCAAAGTTTGCACAAATAATTTTCTCAAGCAATAGTTACATTACTCAAAGCACTGCCTATATTGCGGCCGCTAACAACAGTGGTGCCTATGATCCAGTGTTTGCTTTTCCGGGGCAGACTGCGTTGATTACCGGAAATTTCAGCGATTTAAATTCTAATCTGGCTGATTTCGCCCAAGACGTGGCCAGAGTTGGCTATGCCATAAACTGGAACAATCTTGGTAACTTTGGCAATCCCATAACCATACTGCAGAATTTACAGTCCAGAAACGCACTGCTGCCATCGGTGGTCAATGCCTGTGTGCTCACAGGAATATCAGCAGAAACTGTGTTGGCACTGAGCCAACCAGGAAGCACCGCGGATGCCCAAACATCTGCATCGGTATATGTTGCTCTCAGCACTCTTAAAAATCAAGATTTAAAACAGATACAGCAGGTATTGTCTTGCACAGTTGAAAATTTAACTACTGCGGCAGATCTGTTGGATCTTGAAAAACTATTCCCTAATTGTTATCTAGAATTTTTTGTTGAAATCGGCACAGGTAGATTCAGGATTTACTCTGGACCTGGAACACTGTCAAGCGATCTTCCGTTTTTGGGAAACAGATTAAATTTAATGACGCCCTACGTCGTGGCGCAGGCTGCCATAGCATTTGGTCTACAGGCCAGCCAGATCAAGGGCATCAATTCATTAAACTCATTCCAGATATCAACAGTTTCCGTGGGCTTAGAATTGCTAGAAGATTTACCATTGATCGCCAATTTTGATCAATTTGTGCCAGTGTCGGTACAGCAGTTTTACAATCAACAGTTTGGTCAAGGCACTGGACCAGGCAATACTTTTGTAGCCTATGATTTGCTGGGTACATCTGTGGGCAATCCCGAAACCCAATGCTATGCCAATATCATACCAGAAATGCAATCCTTGACCAGCAGTTCAACAGCCAGTCTCAGCAACACCTATCAACAAATGGAATCAGTATTGATCTCACAACCTGCGCAGGCCAATGTTATTTTTAATACCACGTTGATTCCGCAGGCAGCGACACAGATACAAACTTTGTCACAATATGCTGGCAACACCACTGCCAATGTTGATGCCATTGCCAATCAACTCAACAGAGAAAATCAATTCCTTTACGATGCCGATGTAGACTTTGCAGAATTGGTTGATTCTAGTCTTAACAGCACTTTGGCATTGATCACCAGTCTGCACTATTTGGCATCTGACAATGGGGGTCGCGGCTACAGCAATTTACTCACTACCTTGGCTGACGATACCACACTGTATGGACAGGCCATAATCGCCAGCCAACGCGAAGGTCGTAACATAGTTGAACTGGATTCTGCTGGAATTCAGCTGGATGCTGGCCTTGATCCAACTCCGGGTCAATAACTGACCACATATCATAAAAAATAGCCTAAAATGTTGCTATAATCTTCGGTTGTATAGTACAATCTACTAAGTAAATTATACTTCGAACAAAAGTATTCCCTTAAGAAAGGAGTATGTATGGTAGAACGTAAACAAGATTCAGTGTTGTTAGCATTGATTACTTTAGTTCTTATTATAGCGGTGTTGTTGCCCGCTTATGGTGTAGCAAGACAGTTGATTATACAAAACCCAACTGTGAAGATTGGTCAGGTGACAATTTTGTTGCCACGGATTTCGGGCCCAGAGTGGAGATCAGTTGACATACGACAACTCCAGTGCTTGGCAGATAATATCTATTACGAGGCCAAAGGCGAACCAGATCTAGGAAAAATCGCAGTAGCTCGCGTGGTCATGAATCGCGTGGAGGCCGGTTTTGAAAAAGATCCTTGTGCTGTGATCTATCAGGGAGCACCTGGTGGCAAAATTAAAGCCGCTGATCGTCGCGGAGGTTGCCAGTTCAGTTGGCTCTGTGGTGGTCGCACACTGTCCATCCCCAATCCCGAAATCTGGAAACGATGCTATGACATCGCAGTCAAGGTCCTGGTGTTTGGCGAGTACAAGGAAGTGGTCAATGGCGCACTGTACTTCCACGCCAACTATGTGAAGCACCCTACACCCAACCGTGTGCAATATCTTGAGCAGATCGGAAATCACAAATTTTACAATTTTAAATGATTCGTTTTTGTTGACATAAAAACATAATGATCGTAAACTTGTACAATGAAAAAATACAGTGATTTCCGCGCTTGGGTGCATTTACTTTGGGTAGAAAACTGCGAGGAGCATTTTGCTCTGGCCGAACCCGTGCTTGATGCCAAGGAATATTTCCAAAGATACAAGTTTTGGTTAAAACGGGAATACCAGCATCAACTGCGCAAGAAACAACGCACGATTTTGGAAAAACACATCGTTGACCAAAAAATCGCCAACAGTTATAATCATAAGCATAGTATTCCAAACTTGACAAATACCTAAGGATCTATTTTGGCTACTCGTAAACAAAAAGAACACTTGGTCAAAGTACTGAAATTTACTCCACGCGACATTGAAATCACGCTCAGTGGCTACGGTGGAGAAATAGTCCTGGGCCGTATCACAGAAGCGGCCTATGATTTTTGGCAGGATCGCGATGACCTTGATGACTTTGTGTTCGACTGGGATGGAGAAATGGATGTGCCCGTAGACGCACGGTTCTGCACCGACGGTGCTTGGCACGATGTAGATGATATTTGCCATGAGTCGGGTTGTGAAGCCGCGGACTCCAGTTACATCACGGTGCAAGACCTGCTGGAAGACAAAACCCTGTTTGAATCCTCCTGCGATGTGGAAGGTTTGTCCGCCAAGGGCGTAGACATATCCAGTGGCAGTGTTTATCGTCCCTCACAAGATTTGGAATCGGGTACCTGTGTGTTTCTGGGGCAGAGTTTTGAAAAGGGCCTGTTCTTCAGTGCCACCGTCAGGATTACGGAACCTTTTGATGTCAGCCGACTTAGCATTGGTTACACTGACTGCGACGGCTGGAGATTGATATCCAGCGTGGAGTATGCAGGTGAGGACCTGGATGGATCCGGTGCCTACAGCACCAACGGCAAAGGATCCAATTACAATGTGTTCCGTGTGGAACGCGATGAGGAAGCGGATGATTGGGATCCTGCCACTGAACTTGACAAAATCTCCGCGCCTGATGTGAATGACGGTGAACCAGAATTCTGGGAAGGCATTGAAACAACGCCTTGGCACTCAATGGACATCAAACCTGAGCATCGAGGTGAATATCAGGTGTTGACCGGTACTTGGCCTTTTCCTGGTCGTGCTGAGTGGACTGGAAAGAAGTGGAAGTCGGTGAGTACCACTGACACCAAAGCATTAACACATTGGCGTGGCCTAACTCGCTCCGCTGATTAATCTATCGTGCCGCGTAGCAACGGCTAGTCCGACCCGGACGAATGAAGCGGTGTAGCAACCGCGGGTGGTCCCAGTCTAACCCAACTGGCGCTGGCAAGGCGATACCGAGTGCTGTCGCGGAGCGGGTGCTCTGCAAGAATCTTGTTCTGCTGAACCACCAAAGGGCGATGGCTATCTTTGGAGATGTGGGTAACCAGAACTCTTGTGTGAGTAGTAAAAGACCGCCGGGCACTGTCAGAGCATTTTTTTTATGAAAAAAATACAATTTTTTGATTTTGGTTGCTATCCTTATCTCATACAATTTCCCACTGCGGTTTTAAATTTCAAACAATACTTTGTAGAGAACAGTGAATACGCATCGCAATGGCATTGGCTTTTGCCTAGACCCAGTTATGTGGGGCTGACATTAGACAGCATCGTTGACCAGGCCATAGATAATGATGCGGATGTCTATGCATTCAGTGCTTATATATGGAACTGGTCTGCAGTGAATGCTGTGGCCAAGGCAATCAAACAAAGACGACCCGACTCGATAATAGTCTTGGGCGGTCCTAACCAAGGAGTAAGTTATACTTCGCCACTGCTTTGGTTTCGAAAGTTTCCTTGGTTTGATGCCACTTGTTTGCCCAATGAATATGGCGAATGGTTTTTGAAAGATGCATTGGAATCTATATCACAGGATAGTTTAGATTGGTCAAAAGTTAGAAACAGTTATTCAAGAAAAGGACTAGGGCCCACGCAGAACAAAAGAGATTTTTCTTGGCCTAAAAACACAGTGATTGATAACCTAGCTGAAATACTGACCTATAGGCAATTTGCCAAAGATAACAATCTGGGCTTCCAATGGATATACGAAACCACTCGTGGCTGTCCTTACAGTTGTACTTTCTGTGAGTGGAGCGGAGGAATCAATTCCAAAGTTGTCACCAAGCCTTTAGATCTAGTCATGGAGGAATTGGGTTATATTCCTGTGATTGAGCCCGACTACCTTTATCTAGCAGATGCAAATTTTGGACTGTTAAAAGAAGATATAGTCAAAGCCAATATCGTGGCTGACATCTATAAAAATTGTACACATAAATTTTCGTTGCTCATGAGCGGTTTGGCCAAGACTACAAATGCAAAAAAGTTACAGGTTCTTGCTCCGTTGTTTGACGCTGGTGTCATTGATGGTTATGACATGAGTCTGCAGACCATAAGTCCAGAAAGTCTACGGGCCATAAAACGCACGGATGTATCGGCCAAGGATCATATGGAGTTAGCACAACAGTTGATCAGGGACTACCACGCAGGCATCAATCTTGGGTTCATACTAGGCCTGCCCGACAGCACACTTGAAGACTTTTATCAAGAATTTGATATAATCTATGAAATGTTTTTCTATAGACCATTTACAGATCTTGCTGACGCTATAGGCGTAGATCGCAGTCCCATGATGTGCCTGCCCGACAGTCCTGCCAGCGATCCTGCATATATCCAACAGCACGGAATAGAATTGGTTGCGGTGGGCATACAAAGCGAAGAAAAAATGGACATGGCCGACTACGATCGCGACTACTATATCAACTACGATCCTAAACTGGTGTCTGTTGCTGCGGCATATTTTATTGTCAGTTGCAATAGCTTTGATAGGGATCAATGGCTGGAAATGATGTTTTTAGCAGATTTAGATACCATGTTTAGAACCAAGGGCATAATGTTATCTGAGATTAAACAGGCCCGGTCGCAGGGTATAAAGTACAGCGAATTTTTCCGCGATCTGTATGCCAAGTTGAAAACAGAAACAGATTTTTTCCAACCACTTATGGATCATTTTATAGGTGTTGCCCGCGGAGAATTCATGCATAGAGACTGGCGCAGATTTTGTCTAGACGGAAAGGTTATACCTTTGACAGACGCATACCAAGTATTATGGACTAGGCATTTTGTAAATAACAAATCAACATCAAGCATTCAATTGGCGAACTAAGTATTGATATGAAACTTTGGGAAGCAACCATACGTGATCCCGGACCTGGCACACAAGAACGCTGTGTTAGAATTGGAGCAGAAACTGCCGAGCAAGCTCGTAAATTATTACAACAATTGTACGGGCCTCGATCGGTACCTTACTTGCCACGTCAGGTGCCGCAGTAACATTCCGGTGTAGTACAATGGCAGTATAGGGGTCTCCAAAACCCATGATGGGAGTTCGATTCTCTCCACCGGAGCCATTAAGATGTACCACGATAAGTACCAGTATGATAGCCTGTGTATGTAGAAACATCGACGAAGAAGACTATGCCACTGATGAGCAGTTGCGTGAGAGACTCATGCAGGATGATTGGTGCTGTGGACTTTGTCAACTGCGTTATGAATTAGAATCTGCATCGGTACCAGAGAGGTCCAATGGCGGGGTCTGCAAAACCTTCGATTCGTAGGTTCGAATCCTACCCGGTGCTCCAAATTTAAGTCTGGGGTAACTCAAAGAAACCGTAGTGATAGTTTTCCAACAATTTCAACATGACTTCAACTAAGTTGCATCTGTGATCAAACACTTTTAATTCATTGTATCGTAATTCTAATTGATTGGTAGCAAAAGATAGTAACAGATTTTCTTTTGTTTCGTCGATGATTTTTATTTTGTCTTTCATCATCTCTAGTATTTCTATGTGTTTTTTACAGGTATTCTGATCTTGTTCTATTAGTTTTCTCAACGCCAGTATTTCGTTGCGCATGAGCTCTACCAGATTTCCCGATTCGGGGTCAAAATTATTCATCACTCCATGGAACACCCTAGACAGGTGTTCTACTGCTTCGGCGTGTATCTCTTTGGGTTCTTGTACAGAGCCAGTTCTGTCGTATTCTTCTCTGCGGGCAGCATCTATCAAAACTTCGTAGGCCTGCTTGATGCGCTGAAATCGATCGGCATCTCCGCCCTTGTCGGGATGATGTCGCTGAGCTAAGATTCTGTATTGATTTTTAATCTGCTCGGCAGTACAATCCCGATTGAGTTCTAATTCTTGATAAAGATCCACTTGTCGGCAGCCAATGTCATACCATTACTTATTGCATTTTTGCGCTGATCAGAATACCTAGCCCTGGTATGTGCGCTAGTTAAATAACTCAAAGGAGGCTTTGTGCCCAAGATAGACGTTGATCAAGTGGAAAAGTTTATTGCTGCTCAGGGTCCGGGAACAAAAATCTATCTAGGCGCAGATTCCGAAAGATTCCGTGAAAGCCAGGTATGGTGGGCTGAATATACCACTGTGGTAGTGGTTCATATCAACGGCAAACACGGATGCAAGATTTTTGGTGAAGTGGATCGCGAGCGAGATTATGATCCACGCGGGGATAAACCAAGTATGCGTCTTATGAATGAAGTTTATAGGGTGTCGGAACTGTTTCAAAGACTGGCGCCTGTGCTGGCAGATCGTCCAGTGGAAGTGCATCTGGATATCAATCCCAATGAGATGCACGCCAGCAGTTGTGTTGTTCAGCAGGCCATTGGATACATCCGTGGTACCTGTAATGTAATACCCATGGTCAAACCACAGGCGTTTGCAGCCAGTTATGCTGCAGATAGATTGCGTGGATTGAGCCTGGCAGCTTAGTATTTGCGGGAGTAGCTCAGTTGGTAGAGCGCAACCTTGCCAAGGTTGAGGTCGCGAGTTCGAGCCTCGTCTCCCGCTCCAACTTTAGTAAATACTCACATGAAGATGTTGATTGATCTGCATCCTTTTGTGTATAAAACGGCCATACCTTGGCCCAGTTATGCCCGACCCGATCAATGGCAACAGGCCGTTGATCAGTACAATGATTGGCTCAGAATGTACGTGGGTCCTTGGCTGCAGACCTGGGCCTGGACCGATAGCCTAGATCCAGACAAGGTTGGGGTGGCTTTTAAATATGATCAAGATCGCATGATTTTCGTTTTGGCCTGGACTGGGCTTGACAACAACTCAGTAAAATAGTAAAATACTGTACAAATTTGGAGTCACAATGATTACCTTGATAGGACACGGTTATTTGGGCGGATACATCCAGAGAGAGTTAGAAAATCAAAATCTAAAATATCTTTGGATCACGCACACAGATAGACTGCCGGACGTTACCACCACCATAATCAACGCCGCAGGATTTACAGGACGGCCCAATGTGGATGTGTGTGAAACACTCAAACAACACACTATCCAAGGCAATGTAATTTTTCCACTGGAATTGGAACAACGTGCTGGCTCTGTGCCTGTGGTACACGTGACCAGTGGTTGTGTATATGATGGCTATCCCCCAAGGGGCTGGACCGAGCAAGACACACCCAATTTCAATTTTGACAATGGATCTTTTTACAGTGGTACCAAGGCACTGGCTCAATACTTCCTGGCTCCATATCTGACAAAATCTTATCTGCTGAGGATTCGCTTGCCCTTTGCCGGTGAACCCAATGCTAAAAATCTCTTGACCAAACTCAGCCAATATCCCAAGTTGCTTGATGTAAAAAACTCCTTGAGCAATGTCACAGATGTGGCCCGAGTGGCTGTGCATTTTGCTCAACACTTGCCCAAGCCTGGCATATACAACGTGACCAATCCTGGATCAAAAACCACCAGAGAAATCGCTGATATGTTGGGACTGAACAAGCAATGGTTTGAACCTGGCGAATTCGTCACAGCAGTTAAAGCGCCGAGATCAAATTGTACACTCAACACTGATAAACTCTGTAAAATTTTCCCTATACCGCACATTGATCAGGCATTGCCTGCGGCCATAGCGGAGTTCACAATGGTAAGTGGTACCAATTGCAAATAGAATCCCATGGAAGTTTACAAAAACATTGACATACCTCTCTGGTTGAAAGATCTGATATCAAACCAAGGTAATTCAAGCAGTGTAAAAAATATGTTTGATACCAAAAAAAATGATCTAGACCTTTGGATAAGTTCTATTCTGGAGTCGACCATAGTCAGCACAGAAAATTGGTTCAATTACGTTGTGCCCAATGATCCCGGGGAGTGTACATACTATAGATGGCACAACGAAAGTGGCTATGATCAAGACGCAGTACCGGGCACACACGTGGCCACTGTCTGGATCAGTGGCAGCACGGGCTGCGGCGGCATCTATCAATGGCTAGACGAACAAGGTATGCTGTATGAAATGCCCTTTGAGCCTAACACTCTTTTTATCAGCGATACCAAAACCATACATAGAGTCACAGAATACCTGGGCACAGAACCTCGCATCAGTTTTACCCTGTGTTTTAATTACAGCAAGGCTTGACAACAAGATAAGTTATAGTATAATAAACAACATTGGCTTATAGCTCAGTAGGTAGAGCAAGTGACTGTTAATCACTAGGTCCGTGGTTCGAGCCCACGTAAGCCAGCCAAACACCAAGAGGAAACAATGAAAAAACCCACATCAAACTATCGCATGACCCGAGCAGCCAAAACCTATCTAGCATTCAACTGGAATCGTCCACACAAACGTGCTCGCAAACTCACCGTGATTGAAGGTGAGTTGTATGGTGCAGAAGTTTTCAAAAGCAAAACACGCAAGGATGCACCTGGCCAGACTGCTACTGAATAAGGGAACATACCTTTGTCCAAATTGCTCATTGCCGGGGGCGATAGCTTTGTTTATGGTTCGGGATTGTCAGATCATGACCAGGCTCGATGGCAACACAGTCTAAAGACTTGGCCTGCACTGTTGGCCGGTCAACTGTCTAGGGACTATGTGTGTCGGGCCGTGCCAGGCTACAGCAACAGTGCCATTGCTAGAACAGTTATGTTGAGTTGTCAGCAGGCCCTCACACAAGACATTTTAGTAGTGGTAAATTGGACTTTTCTCAATCGCTTTGAGTTTCGTTTTGCATATAATCCATGGTCTACTCCGGTATCTGCCGACGGCGCAGCATTGTATTCACAGTGGCATAATTTCAATAAATTAGATTACACTCGTCCCGGGTCACACCTACAAAAATCCAAGCAATCAGTTTTAAAATTTATTGATGACTTTTATAGGCACGTGGGCCATGACGACATCTATGAATACTACGTCACGCTCAGGGAAATTGTTTTACTACAAAACTTTCTAAAAGCAAATGATATTCCCTATATCTTTAGTGTGGCACACAACTTTTTCCGTAAATCTTTACCGGATGAAAACATACAATGCCTACTATCTCAGATAGACATGGATCCTTGGTTCTTTTTTCCACCTCTTCATGGTTTTGTAGAGTGGGCCAAGGGTTATCCTCATGTAGAAGAGCATCCATCCGATCTAGCACATCAAGATGCATTGGTATTAGTCAAGGAGTTCTTTGATGAAAAAATTGCGTGAATTTATAGTTCTATGGCTCAATGAATTGAGATATCGACGCAAACAAAAGCGCAGCCAAAAACAAGATCCTTACATCTACAGATGATACTTTGGGGCATCAATGCGCTGAGTCACGACAGCAGTGTTGCCGTGTTCCAAAATAATGTTCTAGTAAAACATCTACTGTCTCCAATTGATACAGAGTTAACCCAGGATATGATAGACTGGGCTTTGGAACTGGGCCGGCCCGATAAAATCTTTTGGTATGAAAATCCCTGGCGTAAAAAATACCGTCAATTACGTGCAGGACAATTTGCCGATGCTTTAGATCTGGCCGAACTGCCCAAAATTTATCTTGCACAATTTGGCATCACAGATGTTGACATAGTGTACGGCGACCATCATGGCAGCCACGCGGCTGCTGGCTACTATGCCAGTGAGTTTGATCAGGCTGTGATATTTGTAGCAGATGCCATTGGCGAACTAGATACTGTGAGTATTTGGCACGCCAAAGGCAATGATCTTAAAAAATTATACAGCCGACGATATCCCTATAGCCTGGGACTGTTTTATTCAGCATTCACAAAACTACTGGGTTATAGGCCAACCAAAGACGAATCTCAGATCACTGCATTGGCCCAATTGGGCAGTGCTTATCATACTCACGATCTTGTGAAACCCTATTTAAAATACAATTTACATCGAGGTATCAGGTATTGGCCATACACACTGCCCAAACAGGATATAGCAGCCGGTGTGCAATCTGTGTTTTTGGAAGAATTGCAAAATTGTATCACCTGGGCAAAACACTCGGTCCAAACCGATTGTTGTGTGTTCATGGGCGGATGTGCCTATAATACGCCTGCTAGAAAATTATTCAAGACACACTATAAAAATACATACACTATGTATTGTGCAGGAGACTCGGGCAGCAGCATTGGAGCAATTCTGGCCAAAACCCACACGAGAATACCTTTGCCAGACATTGACAGTTTCAAGCCGGTTTAGCTCAGTTGGTAGAGCAACTGATTTGTAATCAGTAGGTCGTCAGTTCGAATCCGACAACCGGCACCAAACACCTTCTAGGGTAAATATTACCATGTTCAATCGATTCGAAATAGATCTCTTGGTAGACGTTGCCGCTGGTTGCGCACTAAACTGCAATGATTGTGTCATACCCAGACAAGATCAACTACACGGGCAAGGCATTGAACAATTAGAAAATCTCATTGAGGATACCCGAGATTTCTGGTTAGGCAATTTTTGGTTAGGCCCTACAGATATCTGGCACAGCAGCCAGCGAGAACTGCGTTTGGATCCTGCTCTCAAACGCATGGCCACACGTTTTGCTGGCATAACATTCAGCACTACTTTGCGATACAATCAGCAACAGATGATAGATATAGCAGATGAAATAGCAGAACACTATCCACATCCTAGGATCAAGATTGCTGTGCCCCTGGAGTTAGGCAGTTATGATCACCAAGCCTACAGCGCCAAACTCAAACGTAATATTGACACATTCAAGACCTTGTTACAACAGCGTGGGCTAGATCTCAGCAGGGTTTATCTCATAGGCAATATGCCGGCGGAACCAAAAGAATTTGATTCTGATATCTTTGAACGTGTGCGTGAGGTTTATGATTGGCTGCCTGGCATGGACTTGGCACTCAATGCCGGCAGGGATGATCCGTTGACTCTGCTGAGAACCATACGCACCACACAAAAGTTTTTCAATGAGCGCAGCCACTTGCCTATCAATTTGCCCAACGCCCTAGATCATGAAGGTCGCGGTGTAGATCTGTTGTATAGAAACGGTGGATTGTATTTCTTGCCGTTTTATCACGAGCGCATACCTGTGATACACGACAGTTTAAAACTGTTTAAAAATAATGCATGGACTCAGGATAATTTGTATCAAGAAGTGGTGGATATCATGCAACACAGTTTGACAAGGATAGAGCAGTTACCCGAATGCCGATCTTGTCAGTATCGTGATCGTTGTAGTTTGTTTTGTGTGCCACACATCATGGATTACTGTAGAACCACACACTGCATCATGCCGATACAGGCCTGGCAGCATCAAAATACCCCAGAAGTCCAATAGATTTTTCTTATAATCATCATTAAAATAATTATTGGAAAAATCTATAATTTCACTTGATTTCCTAGATAATTACTATTACAATGTTGTAATGCAGCATAGGGCTGCCATCCACTTGAATAGAAAAGGAAACCAAGATGAAAACAGTAGGAGATCAAGTAACCAAATTTGCAGTAACAGGTGTCAATCCCGGTAAAGACGATTTCTTTACCATTACAGAAGAATCATTTGCTGGCAAATGGAAAGTCGTTGTTTACTACCCCAAAGACTTTACATTTGTCTGCCCCACAGAGATCGTGGCTTACGACCGGTTGTTCTCAGATTTTGCTGACCGTGACGCAGTCCTGCTCACAGGCTCAACAGACAATGAGTTTTGCAAACTGGCTTGGCAGGCAGCACACGAAGATCTTAAGAAAATCCGACATATCCAGTTTGCTGACACACAGCGCGGCGAACTGAGCTTGATTGATCAACTGGGCGTGTTCTACGCACCTGCAGGCGCTGCACTTCGCGCAACATTCATCATTGATCCAGACAATGTGATCCAGCATGTCACAGTGAACAATCTCAACGTTGGTCGCTCCAGCGAAGAAACCCTGCGCATACTTGATGCACTGCAGACCGGTGAAAAGTGTGCTTGCAATCGTGCAGTAGGTGGAGAAACACTGTAATGACTGCCTGGGTTGATAAACTGAAAGAAACCATTCCTGACTATGCCAAAGACACACGTCTCAACATAGACGCGGTGGTCAAGCGTTCAACGCTGCCGCAGGAGGAAGCCGAAGCAGTGGCCCTGGCAGCAGCCTTTGCTTCAGGTAATACCAAGTTATGGACCTGGATGCAGAGCCAGATTGCTGATCAGAAAGAAGCAGAAGCCGCTGTCACAGCCGCAAGCCTCATGGCCATGAACAATGTATGGTATCCTTACGTAGAAATGGCAGAAGATGCCAACCTGTCGGGATTGCCACCGCAGTTGCGCATGAATGCCATAGCCACGCACGGTGGTACCACACGTGAGCGGTTTGAAGCATATGCACTGTCTGCCAGCATTGTTGGCAAGTGTCACTTCTGTGTCAAAGCACATTATGAAACACTGAAGTCAGCGGGCTACACGGTGGAGCAATTGCGTGACATTGGTCGCATAGCTGCCGTGATCACAGCAGTGAGCCGAGTGCTGGCACAATAGTTTGGTCGGGCAGAGGCGGTCAAAAGGTGATGCCAAAACGTCACCTTTTTTCTTGACTTCTTGAGTCGTGTAATACATAATAGTCAAATGAGATCGAATTATTGGAGTTGCTCACGTTTTGCTGATTGGTTGCGCGGCACACCAAAGTTGTCGGCTGGCACCAGTGAGCAATGGCGCGATTGGCGTCGCACTGCCAAAACAACTCATTCATTTAGATATTGGCTGGCCGAAGAGGGCCTTGATCACTTGCAAAATATTGTGATGTTTGTGCCTGATAAGATTTACGCTGTCAAGTATTATGTGAACAATCGCTGGGTCACGGGCACACATAAACTCACAGCACACCCAAAGGACATCCGGCCGGGTACGTGGTGCGATGTGGGCAATCGATTTCTTCCCTGCTTGTTTAACGAACTGGTTGACTTTGTGGAAGTTGAGCAGGCTTGGTGGAACATTGCCTGGGACCCGGAAGCAAGAGAAAAATATCACGCACCTTTTTATGCCCGTGGGTGGTTGCGTTGGCGTACCTGGAGATCACGCGAAGCCGGATTGGATGCTTTACGCTGGGCCGCAGGTTTGGTCTATGATGAAGACTCGGGTGTGAATCCCAGCCACCCTGACTATGGTCAGCCTACTGCACAGGCCAAGAATGCTGTGGAGTGTATCAATCTGTATCTTTGGTGGACCCAAATGCGCCCTAACCGGCTGGACCCACATGATGTGTCAGGTTGGAGTGATTACGTCAACAGCCGCCTGAATGACAACAAGAATGACGATTCGGTGTTTGGAATATGGGAAAGCAACGATCTCCAGGATCGGCGCCGTCGCACAGACATGATCGATCAAGTGCAGGAACTAGAACAGAGATATGAGCAAGAAGATGAGGATATGATGATACGTCTCATTAAATTACGTCAGTATCTTTGGACTTAATAACTAATACACAGGAGAGTTGACCGAGTGGCCGAAGGTGCTCCCCTGCTAAGGGAGTATATGCCAAAAGCGTATCGTGGGTTCGAATCCCACACTCTCCACCAATATTAGAAAGATAAACATGAAAGAAACAGCAGTCAAATCTCCAGCAAAAAAGGTTAAATCTACGAAAACCACTGCGACCAAAATAGCACCAGCACGGGATCAAAAATTCGATAAACTACACAAGGATTTTGTCACCAATGGATATGCGGTGGCACGTGGCATAATTGAGCCTCAGACCTGTAGGGTGCTGGCAGAACAATTTAGGATGCATCGCAGGTGTTCATACTTTTATCGCAACGCACCCTTGGAACACGTCAGAGCATTTGAGGATGGTCAGGTACCTTATAGTTTTCCCCACTATGGTTTTTACGCTTTTGAAGCACTCATGGTTGAAATGCAACCTGCCATGGAAATAGTGATTGGCAAGAAACTGCATCCTTGCTATACCTATGCTAGAATCATGTATGCAGGAGCAGATATGAAAGTACACAAGGATCGCCCCAGCTGCCAATTCAGCACCACAGCCTGTATTGACTACGACGTGAAAGACCCTTATCCTATCTATATCAAAAACTATGCTGGCAAAACGTCGGCTGTGACCCTGGCGCCGGGTGATATGTTGGTCTATCACGGCACTGATTTAGAACATTGGAGAGAAGAATATACCGGGCGTGAACATATCCAGGCTTTCTTGCACTATGTGGATGCTCGCGGCAAATACAAAGACTACAAATTTGATCACCGTCCCATGCTGGGTCTGTCAGCAGATACCAAGAGTGGACAAGACTAACTCCGCCAAGGGGCGGGACAGTTTTGATATGAAGGCTGGCAACAGCCTGGTGTCATTCATCAATCGTAACGTAACACCTTATCCAACAGAAGTCGGAGCACCTGCATTTGATCTTGTGCCAGTGACTCAGCAGAAAGATATCATGCTGAATGTTGCTAGGCTACACGCTCAACAAGAGTATGATCGTATTATGCAGTTGGTGTCGGTGCTACAACAACAGGCTGCTGGAATAAAACGCAGATTAGATGTCACTGACTGGGTTCATTCGGCCCGCTACGATTTCCAGATTTATCACAATCAATGCTATTGGTTACTGCAGGACTCTATCCAGAATACCCTCAGATTGAGTATGCTGGGTCCCAACGACTGGCACGCCAGCGCACCAGACCATTATCAATATCTAGCCAGAGTCAAATGGCTAGGCGACTACAGTTGGATAGAAGTGGATGATCAGGGCCTACCCTTGGCATAAATTATTTCTCGATGACCAAGCCCGCTACATAGTATTATGAAAACACAAAAAATATCAGTGCTATTGCCCACGCGCAAGCGAGCCCGTGCCTTGGTAACCAGTCTTACCAGCATCTGTAATAACTTTTCCGGTGACGGCGAACTTGAAATACTCATAGCATATGACCGCGACGACGACGAAAGTAGAAATTTCTTTGCCACGGTCTGGCCCGATCTAAACAGATATTGGCCCTGCGTGACATTGCAAATATTTGAAAGCGAGCGTTATGGTTATACCCAACTGCATCGCTATGTAAACCTCTTAGGTAGCCACGCCACTGGCGATTGGATCATGTTCTGGAACGACGATGCGGTCATGCTGACCAATGCCTGGGATCGAGAGGTACTGAAGTATCCTGATTATTTTGGATGCCTGCGTATGCAGTGCATCAATCACCAGCATCCATTTGCATTGTTTCCTATCATACCACAGGGCTGGGTTAAACTATTTAAAGAGATTTCTCCGGTGGTCCATTCGGATTGGTGGATATACAATGTAACCGCACCACTGACTCGTATGCTCAACATCCGCGTGGATGTATATCATAATCGTGCTGACATCACTGGCGGCAACAACGACGAAACCTACCGAGAAACCAGTTACTCTGCAGATGGCAAAGATCCTACCAATCCTGTGGATTATGCACATCCGGATCGCCAGCGCGATCTAATGACCTGGCGCGAGCGACTGGCAAGACACACAGGACAAATCCGATGATCACAGAAGAAATCAAACAGGAGTTAAGTACTCCCGCCGCAGAAGCCACACTGTCCAACATCCGCGAATACTGGAATCGCCGACCCTGCAACATCAGGCACAGCACGCAGCCCGTGGGCACACTAGAGTACTACCAGGAAGTCACTCAACGTAGATATTTTGTAGAACCGCATATTCCACAATTTGCTGGATTTGACAATTGTTCAGGCAAAAGTGTGCTTGAAATTGGTGTAGGCATAGGCACCGATGCTGCTGAGTTTGCCCGTGCAGGTGCTGACTATACCGGTTTTGATTTATCTGACGAATCAGTGAAGTTGGCCCAGCAGAGATTTCAAGTGGAAGGATTAGCAGGCCGATTCTTGATAGGCAATGCTGAAGAGATTGGCCAGATATTCCAAGGTCAAAAGTTTGACTTGATCTATAGTTTTGGAGTGATACATCATTCAGAAACGCCACAACTGATTATCGATCAACTGCATCTATTACTCAATGCCGGGGGCGAGGCCCGCATCATGCTCTACGCCGAAAACTCCTATAAGGCA